TTATTGGTTATTTTCTTTCTTTGCAAAGAATGCACCGTAATCAAACATCTTCATGCTCTGATATCTGCCGATATCCAGCAGGGAAGATATAATTATCTCCACGTCCTTATCTTCCCCGGACGGCTCATGCAGTCTGTTGCACAACCTTTCATAAGCAGCAAGCATCTGGGCGTATAGCTGTTCGCAGTATTTTCCTTCTGCAAATTCATCCTCCACCACTTTACTTTCCTCAATCTCGCACTCATCCAGATTGTAAGCACCATTCATCAGATCGTAGATCACTGTTTTGAATTTCTCATCCCGTACACTCATATACATCCTCATCACTTTCTTTGCCGTAAAGAATGCATAGAAAAAGGGAAAGCAGCCATTTCAGATACAATTGAACTGCTTCCCCTTACTTTTTCAGCGTTCTTACGAAGTTCATCAAGATTCTCCGTTCATCCGCATTCAGGTCATCCCATATTTCCAATAATTCTTCTTGCTCATCTGTCAGATCAGGCCGCATACCTTCTCCGGCAAAAAACTGTGCGATTGATATTCCGAATGCATCGCAGATTCTTTCCAAGGTTGGTACTGTCGGTATACTCTTCTTGTTGATTATATTTCCCAAAGCCGTCTGTGACATGTCAGTGAGCTGTGCAAGCCTGTATTTGGAAATCTTGTGTTTGCTGCATAATTCTTTTACCCTCTTTGGTATGTACTCCTCTGTACGCAAGTAAGTTACACCTCTCTTCTATCTGTACGATATACATATTGTAACCGTAAAACAGAAGAAATATTAGAACCATATCTCTTGTGTATTTTACTCTAGTGAAGTGGAGTATGCAGATAAAAAAATATGAACAGCAGACATATGCAGTTCAATCCTCTATCTCCTTGAAACCTTATTTTCCCTTGTTTCTATCACCCTTTTATCGTCTGGTTTCATTCATAAGCATACCATCCGTATGCAGATTCATCAACACAAATCGTTCGACATATTTCGCACTTTGCTCCCTTTCTGCTCCACTCTGCTTTATCAAATTACCCAACTTTTATTCACCCATTGATAGATAATTTACTGTGCGTAAGAAAAAGAAAACAGGAGGTACTATTATGAATCAGACGCAGCAGTCATCTGTCGACCACCGACAGATAGGATATCGCATCAAGGAAGTAAGGGAGCAGAACAATTTCTCACAGGCAGAGCTTGCGGAAAAAACGGAACTCTCCGTTTCCTACATAAGCCACATTGAAAATGCAAAAAGAAAGGCCAGTCTGGAATCCATCATCCGTATCGTCAATGCCCTCGGCATTACCATAGATGAACTGCTTGCCGGAGTGCAGATGCACAATCCCACTGCATATCAGACGGATATCGATATTCTCATGGAAGAATGCTCGGAGAATGAGAAACGCTTCATCTTTGAGCTGATAAAAGCAAGTGTTGATGCCATGCATAAAAACGGCTGGGAGCTTGCATCCAAAGATGGGCAGAGGTAACGGCACATCATTTTCACACAAATTATTTTTCTTTGGAATAGACTATAGGGATATGCGTGTCCGTATGGTCTATTTTATTTTGATATGAAAATTTTATAATAAACTCATCATAAAAATGAAGGTGGTTAGTCATGAACGAAAATGAGCATAAGGCCGGTTCTGTTGCCGACCAGAAAAATAAGATCAGGGAACGTTATAAAGGTGTCAGTCTTGATGAACTTGATGTGATTCCAGCACTTCCACAGGAAGATATCTTTGCTGTTGAAAATGAACAGCGTGTTGCCGTATATGCAAGGGTATCCACGGATGATCCGAGACAAACATCCTCTTACGAACTGCAGAAAAACCACTATCATGATGTTATCAGTAAAAGTCCGAACTGGAAACTCGTACAGATTTATGCGGATGAAGGTATTTCCGGCACTTCCCTGCAACACCGTGACCAGTTCAAGCTGATGATCGAGGATTGTAAACAGGGCAAGATAGATCTTATCGTTACAAAAAGCGTATCCCGTTTTGCAAGAAATGTCGTGGACTGCATCGGATATGTCCGTGAGCTGCTTGCCCTTCCCCACCCTGTCGGTGTGTTCTTTGAAACGGAAAGGCTCAATACCTTTGACCCCAAAAGCGAGATGGTGCTTTCCTTCATGGCCACACTTGCACAGGAAGAAAGCCATACAAAAAGCGAGATCATGAATGCTTCCATTGAGATGCGTTTCCGGAGGGGAATATTCCTGACACCGATACTTCTCGGATACGACCATGATGAAGACGGCAATCTTGTCATCAACGAAGAAGAAGCCAAAATCGTAAAGCTCATATTCATGATGTACCTAAACGGATGCACCTGTCAGGAGATTGCCGATACCCTGACGGAACTTGGATGCATGACCAAAAAGGGAAACACCGTATGGTCACCCGGCTCTATCCTTCAGATACTGCAGAACGAACGCCACTGCGGCGATGTACTCGCACATAAGACCTATACCCCAAATTATCTGAATCACAAATCAAAGAAAAATATGCAGAACCGTCCGCAGTACCGTAAGCGCAACCACCATGATGCCATCATATCGAGGGATGACTTCATTGCAGTACAGAGGCTTATCAGTAATGCAAAATACGGAAATAAAGGACTGCTGCCGGAGCTTAAGGTCATCCCGGAAGGAGTCCTCAAAGGTTTTGTTTCCATCAATCCAAGATGGGCCGGATTTAAGGAAGATGACTATATCAATGCTTCTGCAAGTGTATATAACGGCACGGAACAGACTTCTACTTCTTCTGCCCCGGTAGAGGTACAGTCCGGTGACTTCGACCTCCGTGGATATGAAATTGCACGCTCCCAGTTTTTTGACAGTACGGACCGTATCACTGTCACTTTCAGTCAGGGAGACATCCGTTTTTCCTGTCCTGCCGTCCGAAAACTTGAAAGCACGCTTGTAGAACTGCTCATGCATCCGCAGAAACAGATTCTTGCAGTAAGGACTGCCGGAAAAGAATGCCGGAATGCCATGCAGTGGTCTAAAAAGAAAAGCGGGATCAGTTTTCCAAGGGGAATCAGCGGAACTGCTTTTCTCTCTACCCTGTACTCCCTTCTCGGCTGGAAGGATGACTGCCGTTACCGCATCACCGGAATAAAACGGGGCAAGGGAAATGATGCCATTCTGCTATTCAATCTGACAGAACCGGAAATATTCATACCAAATGACACAGTAAGCTCACTTCCGGAATCAGATACATCCGTAAAGCCTTTTACTGACAGCAACCGCAGGAATGTCCGTGCTTATCCGCCGGACTGGGCTGATACATTCGGCAGCAACTATTACAGCCACGCACAGGCACAGGAACTTGCCGGATTTGGAAAAGGCATGGAGCCTGACATATCCCATGCATCCGTCATATACAAAGACAGTGACATACAGGTCACCAGCAAAGATGACATAGAAAGAAATATCGAACAGATCATGTCCGATATGAAGGAGAATACAGATGAACACACAGACGAACAATGAAAGAAACACCATTTCCGTTGTGGAAGATGATGCATTCAGTTATGACGGCTATCAGGTAGTCCGTGGAGAATTTTTCGCACATACCTACGAACCGTCATTTACCTTTAATTCCAACAAAGTATCCGTAAATACCGCCTGTATCAAGAAACTGCCGGATACGGACTTTGTTCAGATACTTGTTAACCCGGACGAGAAAAAACTGGCAGTACGTCCATGTCAGGAAGACGAGAAAGATTCCTTCCGGTGGTGTTCCGCAACATCAAAACGGTCACCAAGGCAGATCACATGCCGTATCTTTTTTGCAAAAGTCGTATCCCTTATGGGATGGAATTCAGCATACCGTTATAAGTTGCTCGGCAAACTTATAAAGTCAGACAACGAGCTGCTGTTTGTTTTTGACCTTACCACACCGGAGATCTTTGTACGCTCTGAAAAGGAAGACGGAAAAATAAAGACATCCCGCACCCCAAGCTATCCGGAAGAATGGCAGAACCAGTTCGGTGTACCTGTGGAAGAACACCAGAGCAGTCTTCAGATCAATATGTTTGACGGATATGCGGTATTCGGCATTTCCGAAAACAGCATCACTTCCACACCGGAAGAAAATCCAGAACATCCAGAAAAGGAGGAACAACACTATGAACAGACAAACCTCTTTGAAGCCGGTCCTTTGCATTGACTTAAAGAAAAACAGAATCCGCATACATAAACTTACGCTCCATATGCTCGGTGACCCTGAGTATATCCAGCTCCTTGTAAATCCCAAAAGCAGCATGATTGCCGTAAGGAAAAGCGTCCGCAGGGATTATCTGGCACACCGTGTACGCACCTGTGGATCTGACAGCCACTACTGCTGTGAATTATACAGTACGGAGCTTCTGCAGGCCCTGCGTGTCACCAACGTGAATCTGGCAGAGAACCAGAGCTACCGTATCTACGGTGCATTAAATTCAAAGGAATGTCTCGCCAGCTTCTCCATGAATGACTGCGTGCTTGTGGATGATACGGCAAGAACGGAGGAAGCACTATGAATGACATGCCAATGCCGGAACTTGTAAAAGACCCGGAATTTACAGACCTTATCCAGCCGAGGAACACACAATACATGGAAGAACTTGAAGAGGATATTTTTGACCACGGATGTACCGACCCTGTATGTGTATGGAACAATATCATCATAGACGGTCATCTCCGCTATGATCTCTGTAAAAGGTGGGATATACATTTCACTTTAAGACGCATCCTGTTTGACAGCCGGGATGAGGCAGTATCCTTTATCTGCCGTACACAGTTAAAACGCACTGACCTTACGGGGGAATATAAGAAATATCTGATAGGCAGAATGTTCCGTGCCGAAATGAATACAGCCGTTGGAAAATTCCTGAAAGAGAATCCTGATAAGACTGCAAACCCTGACGGACAGGTGTCACAGAAATATGTACGCAAGACAGATGTCGCAACCATCATAGGGAATGAATACAATTTTGGTTTTTCCACTGTAACAAAATATGATATCTATGCCCGTGCGGTCGATGACCTGAAACGGAAAAGTCCTGAGATTGCACAGAAGATACTGACCGGAAAACTCCGTGTATCCCATGAGAACATCATAGAGCTTTCCCGTCTTCCAATCGAGGATATAAACGGACTGAAACGTCTGCTGGACAGCGGTTCTATCGACCGCATCGGCTACTCACAGCTCCGGCACGAATTAAGATGGCAGAGGCTTCCGACCGGAAAACCGGATTCACGGAGAATAAAGAGGGAAAAAGCCAGTGCCGAAGCCGGAATCAAACAGATGCCGGCCACGGATCCGGATTCGGAACTCGAAAGCCTTAAATTCACGATCCCTTCATGGTCAAAGACCATATCAAGGACAATGGAACTTACTGATTTTACTTCTACCTCCACCAAAGCAAGGCGCGAAGTGAAAATGCAGCTATTAAACCTGACAAGAAAAATAACAAAACTGCTTTCGCAGCTTGAGGAGGATGATTCGAAATGACAGAAGAACAGATAAACGATGAACAAAGGACAGAAATCGACCTGATGCAGTTCGTACCAAAGGTACACTTTGAGCAGATACCTATCAGAAACCTTGTATCCAATCAGGAATACCAGCGCAACCTTTCACAGCATCATGTAAAAAACGCTGCTTCCCACTTTGACCTGTATCAGATAAATCCAGTAAAGGTCAGCCGCAGGGACGGGATAAATTATGTATTTAACGGACAGCACACCATTGAGATCGTTGCACTTGTTTCCGGCTCCCGTGAAACACCCGTATGGTGCATGGTCTACGATGATCTGGAATATGAACACGAAGCGGATATCTTTGCAAACCAGATGAAATATGTAAAGCCCCTTCTGCCCTATGAGATATTCATGGCAAACATAGAGGCCGGTAATGATAAACAGCTCATCATCCGTGATCTGGTAGAGTCCTATGATCTTACCATTACTTCAACAACTGCTCCGGGAGGTATCTGTGCCGTTGCAACACTGGAAAACATCCACGATAAATACGGCTACCATATGCTCGACCATGTGATCCGCCTGATTGCTGCCACATGGGAAGGCGCATCCCAGTCCTTCAGTGCAAATATGATGAACGGTCTGGCACGTTTCCTGAATGCATACGGTGATGCCGTCAAAGATGATGTTTTCAAGGAGAAGCTCGGAAGGATATCCATAAAGGAACTTTCACGCACCGCCAAGGACAGGCGTTCCGGCTCCCTTGGATTTGCGGAAGCGATCCTTATCGGCTACAACAAGAAATGCCGGAATCCGCTCCCTTGGGATAAACTATACACCCACAAGCTCCCGCAGAAAAAAGCCGTGGAAGAAGAAACGTCCGATATCCCGGAACAGGATGATACTGACCGGATGGATATGGACGACCAGAGCAGCCAGCTTGACCTGTTCGGATTTCAGGATGATGAGGTTTCCGAATAGTTTATACGGAAACCTTTATCCTGCTTCCTTCCAGAAAGAAGAACTCATATTTCTTTGCACCAAGCACCGTCACTTCCGCAAGGACAAGCTGTGCGATCTCAGGAACAAATCTGCCAAGCGGTTCATTCCCCGTGGCTTCCATCATCTGCTCTGCCCTTATCTTTTCAAGCGAGCTGCCGTCTGTCTTCATCTGATTCCATCTTTCCATGAACTTTTCCCTGTCTGCCACCAGTTTATTGAATGCCTTCACAAATCCCTTTTCAATGTCGGAATTGTCAACATAGGCATTGCTGCATGTTACCCTTCCATCCGTCCGGTGGTTCTTGCACTGCCACTGTACGATTCCCCTTGATTTCCATGAATGTCTTGTAAACAGGCTTTTGCACTCACCGCAGAATACTTTCTCGCAGAACGGCATGCAGTCCGCACCGTAACTGTACCTGTCCGTTCCGTGGTCCTTCATGAACCGTTCCCTGCGTTCAAATTCTTCCTGCACCGCATTCCATGTTTCCTTATCTATGATCCCCTTATGGCTGTCCTTAACATAGACCTGTGCGACCTCCCCGTTATTTTTTACCTGACGCTTGGTAAGGAAATCAGCCGTATAAGTCTTCTGCAGAAGCGCATCGCCCATATGCTTTTCCTGTTTCAGGATACCCACGATTGTGCTTGGATACCATTTCGTCTGTCCGTTGCATCCCGGAACCTTCTCTTCCGTCAGTTCCTTCGCAATCTGTGCCGGATTGATGCCGATAAGGAAATCCCTGTAGATACGTCTTACCGTTTTTGCCTGTTTCTTATTGATGACCAGCTTACCGTTCTCATCCTTATCGTATCCTAAGAACTTGAATGTATTCAGATGCATCTCACCATTCTTGAATTTGGTGCGGATGCCCCATTTGCAGTTCTCCGAAATGTTTCTTGACTCATCCTGAGCAAGCGAGCTTAATATCGTGAAAAGCAGCTCCCCAGTGGAATCAAGGGTGTTGATGTTTTCCTTTTCAAATATGATGCCGATTCCGAAGTTCTTCAGCTTTCTGGAATATGCCAGGCAGTCCTGCGTGTTCCTTGCAAAACGGCTGATGGATTTTGTTATGACAAGGTCTATCTTACCGTCCTCGCAGTCTGCGATCATCTTTTTGAACTGTTCCCTTTTCTTTGTATTCGTACCAGAGATTCCCTCATCTGCATAAATGCCAGCCATTTCATAATTCTCATGCTCGTTGATATATTTTGTATAATACTCGACCTGTGCCTCAAAACTATGGAGCTGGTCTTCCTGATCCGTTGACACACGGCAGTAGGCTGCCACCCTTATCTTCTTTTCCTGTACTGCCTTATGCCCTGTCCGCACCTTTTGGCTTCTTGCTGGTATAACTGTAACGCTTCTTGCCATTCTTATCATCCTTTCTCTGAATATAAATATCTTTTTTGATTTCTCCCCATCCCTTTATGATGGTATCCGGAACCCTTGTCCCATCACAGAAGTCTTTCCCCTTCCGCTTTCTCCCGTTGCATACCCATATGACCTTATGGTTTTTGGTGTTTACATGCCTCACGAGTCTGCTTCCGCATAATCCGCAGAAGATCTTCTCCCTGTACGGATACTCTGTTTCCGTATTTTCAGGGATCGGCTCCGGCTCTTTCTTCTTATGCCTTCTTTTCCATGAGGCTTCTTTCAGATAGGTAAATTCCTTTTTTCCCTTATCTGTCTGTTTTTCCCCTATATACATATTTTCATCGAAATGCCATGCCCCGCGCAGGACTCCGTCCGGAATGTTTATTCCTTCACAGAAGGACTTCCCATACCGTTTTGTACCGCTGCATCCCCAGTTCAGCCTGTTGCCGTTACTGTAGATCCTTTTGTAAAGCGGGTGTCCGCATCTGGCACAGAAGATCTTGTTCATGTATGGATAATTTTCTTCCGTGAACTCTTCGATCACCGAGCCTTCCGCAAGATAATCCCGCTTTGCTTCCAGTGCGTCCTGTGCTTTCTGCCAGAGTTCGGGGGAAACAATGGCTTCATGGTCATCTTCGATGTACCACGCATCCACTTCTCCCCTGTTCCTGACCAGTTTTCTTTCTTCATTCACAAAATACTTATGCATGATGTAATCGCCTTTGTAGATTTCATTTTCCAAAATACGAAGCACCGTGCTATCAAGCCATTTTGCACCACCCACCGTTTTTACATTATTTTCATTCAAGTAACGTTTAATAGCTGCAAGGGTATATCCCTGTGCTGCCATATCATAAATTTTTCTTACCCATACCGCTTCCTCTTCATCTGCAATATAGACTCCCCGCTCATCCTTCTTAAATCCGAAAGACCGCTCAAGGTACTGCACGGGGATCCCTGCCTCGTACTTTCTCTGGTACACCATCTTTGCACCAACGCTTCCGCTCTCACTTTCTGCCTGTGCAAATGCAGCAAGGATGGTAAGCATAAGCTCGCCTTCCCCTGACAGGGTATTGATATTCTGAAGTTCAAAAAAAACACCTACATTCAGTTCTTTCAGCTTTCGTGTAGCTTCCAGAACGATTGAGGTGTTTCTTGCAAAACGTGATACTGATTTTGTTAATATAAGGTCTATCTTCCCTTTTTGTGCATCAGCAAGCATCTTCTGCAGACCGGGTCTTTTTTCCTTGAACCCTGATATAGCAAAGTCACTATAAACTCCGGCATATTCATAAGACGGGTTCGCTTTTATGACTGTTTCATAATGCCTTATCTGGTTTTCCAGTGAATTTTCCTGTTCATCCGCATCCGTTGATACACGGCAGTAAGCACAGACTCTTAATTTTCTCTTCTGTTCCCTGTTTCCTTCCCTTATCTGAATCTCCAAGCTCTGCCACTCCTTTCTCTTTGGGTAGTCTATATATCACTCTGAAAGCCAATAATAGCAAGTACAATCTGCGATACCTTTCACCTTTCTTTCCTTGGCATAAAAGGAAAAAAATACGGCTGACAGCCATTACTGACCATCAGCCATATCCTTATTTCAGGAGTTCATTTACCCTTTTTTGTACTGCGGAATAATCATATCCTGCAGAAGTGATCCTCTTCTTTCTGTCAGCACCATTTCCCCAGTCACCATGAATGACTTCCCTTGCGATCTCATCCACGGATTTCTTGGATGGCGAGAGCTTTTTATTCACAATGCTCTGGATGGCAGAATAATCATATCCCGCCTGAGACAGACGATTCTGCCTATCCGTGCCATTCCCCCACTTTCCGGCAATGACCTCTGCTGCGATCTCCTCGTTTGATTTCTTTGCCGGAGCACTGCTGTTTCCCTTTGCATAGCCATTCAGTCCTGCTGCCTTGATCTTTGTTGGGAAATCCACATAGCAGTAATCCTGATCACAGGTCTGTCCGTTGATCTTATTGCTGCGGATAAGGTTCGTCTCACCGCCAAACTGCCAGATCTGTGTTTCCGCACCGCTTGCCGGGGCCGGCTTGCTCTTTCCCCATCTGGCAACCCAGTGGGTGTAGCGGGTAAGCTCCACATCGTTCATCTCGCTGTTAAAAAATGACTCGGATGAATAGATGCCGACCCAGTATCCGGCAGCTTCTACTGCAGAACAGAATGCCTTTACGATCTGTGTCAGTGTATTCCTGTCATTCTTTGTGATCATGCTGCCTTCCACATCATAAAAGACAGGGTACTCATATCTCTTTCCCTTGAGCAGTGAAAGGAAGTATTCTGCCTCTTTCTTTGCATCTGCCACGCTTCTGGCATTTCCATAGAAATATGCTCCCTTTGGAAGCCCGCATTCCTCGCATTTCTTATAGTTCGCTTCAAACCGGCTGTCCTTATAAAGCCCGGCATCAGCACCTCCGGCTTTGATGATTGCGAACTCCACGCCTTCCTTGCTCTTAGCCCTTGCAAAGTCAAAACTACCCTGCCAGTGGCTTACATCGATTCCAAATTTCTGACTCATAATATGATCCTCCAATTCTTTGTAATAAAAGAGGGAAGGTGCTACCCTTCCCCGTTGTCTTTGTCATCTTCTGCTCTGTCATGGAGCTGTTCCAGAACGGCTTTTATCTTTGCCGGAACAGGCAGTCCCAGATGGGATGCATTCTCCAGAAGGGATATCCCTTCATTTGAGATGTAGAAGAAAATGGCTGCCGTCCGAAGCACGCTTCCGGTGCCGATGACATGTACATCCATAATGTTTGCAATACCGACCATAAGAAAAATCAGCACCTTACGGCAGATTCCCTTAAAACCGACTGCACTGGACAGTTTCTGGTCACTGATTGCACACATCACTCCCGTGATATAATCAATCACCACAAACGCAAGCAGTGCATAAAGCAGACCGTCACATCCGCCAAGGAAATAGCCGAGCCATCCCCCGACTGCCGTAAATACAAACTGTACCGCATTCCAGAATTCCTTCATCGTCTTGTCCTCCTTTGATTTTTTGTATGAAAAAAGCAGCTACCCGTAATGGATAACTGCCAATTTCCAAAAATTATTTTATTGTTCCTTTGTTTCTGTCAATGTATAAGTGATTTTCATTGTCTTATCTGCTGTCTTGATTACCGGAGTAGCAAGATTATTTATGGTTGCAAGATACGGGGTATATAAATACAGATCCTTATAATTTCTATATCCATTGTAACTGTATACCCATTCTTTCAGCATATACGTCTTATATCTCGCCATCTGTTTTTCACCCCATGCACAATAACTCTGATAACCAATCGAGCCAATCTTCTGTGCGGGTTTTCCATCTTCAAAATACCAGCCATTGATGACCATATCATCATCCACAATATATGAATATTCATTACTGCTGTTATAACTATAATCTGTTACCCTCTCAAGATTTGCGACATTCGTGGTATCCAGACGGTACAACTTGCTATTGTCGCTCGATGCGCACATCAGCCATTTTCCACTCATTCCAATACTGTAAAAATCATTTATCCCGTCCGGCACTGCAATTTTCTGTGTTGTGCATTTGCCATTCTCTATCTTGTCCATATAGAATTCATAGCCGACATGCTCAAACTGCTCTGTATCACGGTACGTGTAAGAATACTTTTGATTTGTCTTCCTTGCTGTTCCGTACCAACAGCCGTCTGCACCATGAAAAAGATAGTTTCTTATATTAGAATTATCCTCGCTCGGACAGTCATACTCCCCTTTTGACGGAGAACCAGTTCTGTGAATCCAATATGGATAATGCCCCAAATCAATCTCTGTAGTTTCGGACGCATCAAAAGCCTTCTGCGATATCAGATTTTCTACCAGTCCCGCATGAAGATATTCCTCCGGCACTTTCTTAAGCAGTACCTTCTTAGAATTATTTCTCGCTATCATCTCAAGACGATATCCATCTTTAATATAAGTCCTTTTATTTGGTCTGTAACTTTCATCACTATAACTGTTATTCTGTGATGCCCACTGACCGATACGAACCAGATAATTATTTCCGTTTTCCTGTCCGATACCCGCAATCCTGTTTGTAAGAGCAATCGCTGATATCGTTCCATTTGCCTGTGAAGTTGCAAAATCCCAGACAAACTTATAACCGCCATCAACTCTTTTGCTTTCCGTAAGGTTTCTGCTGCCACGTCTTACATCCGTTGTATTATTTGCATCACTTGACGCATAACCAATAAGCGGGTTGGAAAATGGGGCATAGATATTATCTACTCTCTCCTCCAATGGTTCCTGATATAAAAGAATGCCGCCCGTGAGTTTATTCACGATTGGCAGCATCCATTTCTCACCAGACTCTCCGTCAAAAGATGTATTGTTATACAACATACCCAGAATATTGGAATTTAAGATATCTGATATGGCTTCCGTGACAAGGTTTGTATCCTCACACACTTCCTTCTTCCCAGTATGCACATCCGTCAATTCTATTACACTTTTACCCTTTAACATTCCTATTCCTCCGTATTCAAAAAATCTGTGATCACATTTGCGATATACCCGTCAGCACCGCTGAGTACAAATCTGTATTTGATCATCCCAGTGATTGCTTTCTCCGCCCATGCATCTGAGCTGACTGCTTCAATTGCTGCCTTGGACATACCGGATGTTTCCTCAGTAAACTTGACCCAGTTATTATTTACATACCCCAACCATGTCCCGCCATCATCAAATGACACGGCAAACAAACATTTCTCATCACAGTCGCAGGTGACCTTCTCTATTCCAAGAATGGTGTAATGGCTCATGTCGATATTTTCAGAGTACAGGACCTGTGGCTTTGGCACACCCTTATAATTCAGTTTCATATCTGGAAATTTGTTTGCTGAGTCATGCCAGTAAAGAATAGTCGGATTCTTAAGTCCAATCAAAACATTCCCATCTGGTAGATCCGGCAGTCCATAGGTTTCAAATACAGATGCTGTAAGTTCCGTATCCTCAATCGGAGTCAGTTCATCATCCGTAATAGTATAAAAAGTGCCAGCCCCATCTTTAAAAAGATATCTTCTGTTATATGGGTCAAGAAATACGGGCGGCTCATATGATAATTCATATTCATTGCCCATATCATCCTGATGAAGAAATGACACTATGCTGTCCTTTTCAATCGTAAATGAAACGTTCTTGGATTTTGTATAAAGCACACACTCTCCGATATTGGAGGCAGATGTCGGCACTTCTGTAAAATGCAGAACAATGTCTCCGTTATCAAAAAATAGTGCGTCCCATACAAGTCTTGTGTCTGCATTCCTGTTTCCATGAACGCTATATCCCTCCCAACGGATACGAAGAAACTTATAATTTGTAAGCAGTGTGCCTTCCTCACGTCTGAGAGTTAATAAATCAGCATCTCTACGACTTATCTTAAGCTGTTCGGAATTCTGCCCCATTCCGATCCATGTATTACCGCTGACATAAAAATTGGCAGCAACTGTCTCCCGGAACTTAAACCAGTCAACACCCGCTACCGTATCCGTTCCATCATCATTCAGACTATTATCCCTCAGAATCTGCATATAGTCTGTTGATTCAAATATATCTTCAATCATTACATAATCAGCCATTGTGCACCTCCAGTGTTTCTATCCCTTCAAATTCCGACAGTCCCAAGTCAAATATAGCAGCCGAACCACGATCTATACTTTCCACCGCACCTGTCACCCGTTTTGTATATTTCGTTTCCATAACTATCTGTCCGGATACTGTTTTCGTATGATCCGTATTTTTTATTTCCTTCGCCCTGATCTTGTGCTTATTCACGAAAGCTGCTGTTTTAAACGGCTGGATTTTTATTTCAGTAAGTTCTTGGAACGGCTCTGTATTGATAGTCAGGCAGACAGCCCTTCCCCGGTCAATCACCACACTTTCTCCGCCGGATAAGGAATATTTCTTTCGCAGTCTGAACTGTTTATCATCTTCCACATAAGTTCTCTGATAATTCATTTTATCTCTGTCCGCTGTTTCAATCACATCCCTTACGATAGGTACAAAGAATGAAATATTATCATATAATTCAGGCACCATAAGTCCCATCATTGTAATAGAACCCATGTCCTGTGTAATACCTGTTTTCTTTGGCTTTATAAAAGCAACCGTCACATTATCATGAAGAACATTAGCTGGAAGTCCTGAAAGTTCAATCAGTCTAATTTCTTCATCTACTGTGATCCGTCCATCCCATCTCTCCTGTGTGCCAAGTCCCTGTCCAGAAATCGTGGCCATAGCATTCTGTGGTTCTATGGTTGCCGTACCATTTGTGAGTTCTATAAGCACCTCAAAGGTATGAAGTTCATTTGCCTGCATTTCTATGATCGGATAATACAGGTTCAGCAGATGCTTTCCACTGAGCCAAGTTTCAGACGGATGGAACTGCTCCACTTTCTTTCCATCAAGCACATAATATGCCTTAAGTGCTGTCTTTCCGTCTTCGTTCCATTTAACAGGGAGTGTGATTACTTTACTCTCCTTATCAATCTCAATGGTTGTCTCTGCAGTAACACTTCTTGCCACGGCCTTAGATTTCACATCCATAATGACCTCGGCATGAAATTCGGCATTGGTCTCATCACCGGATGCAAATTCTATATTTATGATGGAAGTTTTCTCTGCCCCGGCTGTGATTTTAAGGGCATTAACATAGGTGTATATGCTCAGTTTGTTCTCGCTGATGGAACTTTCAAGCCCCGCTATATTCTTATCATTCTTGCTCTTTGCACTCGATAATCTCGGATTTTTGCCCACGCACTTGATGGTCTGCTTTCCATTGATTTTTGTTTCAATGGATGTAATTGCAGACCTCTTTGTTTCATCTGCATGACCGCCTGTAAACTTGATAATATCTCCCAGATCAAGTGCCGGGTCGCCAATCGTATCTGACTCAAACGGAACATAACTTACAACCGTCAGTGCCGACAGAATATTATTGATAATACGCCTTCGCTTCTCTTCCAAACCGAACTGTAATAATGGATTGACACCCAAATTCATTGTCAGTCCATCATCCGGCTTTACCGAATAATACTCTGCGATATCTGTCTTTTTATTCGTGGAACTTACCGCCGTGTATCTTGTCACAAAATCCGAAAAGGTACTCGTATATCTGTGTCTGCTGTCCACTGTTTTGCTGTCCTCAATTCCATATGGGATAAGCTGAAGCTTCCCATTTCTGTCAATCATAGAAAAACAACCAAGAGCCTGTGCCAGATAATATAAAAAATCCCTCCATGTTTCGATGTCATTTTCCTGATAAATACCAAGAAGTTCCGTACCGTTGGTAAGATTTTCTATCTCTTCCTTGGTCTGAGCCAGTTCAACATGACAGGCTTTGGAAAGCAGCGACAAAAAATCATATGGGAATGCACTGGAAAGACCTTTATTGAAGTTCTTCTCCAGATTAAGCATCGCATCATAAGCTTTTAATTCCAGTGTCTTTATTTTCCTGTTTGCTTCTGCTACATAAAAAACGCCCATCGGCACTTCCTCATATGCGCCTCCATCTACTTTCAAATGGAAGGAGAGTGTAATAACCGCATCTTCAAGGCTGTACCTGTCAATATCTGAAAACAGTGATATTCCCATTTCTGCAGCATACACAGAACCAAGCTCTATTTCTGATGAACCGGAACACTGTCTGCTGATATATCCGGAGCCTTTTACAATATCCTTATTATCAAATGCATATATTTTACCTTGTTTTGTAGTAATCTCTCCCGTCCAAAAGAATGAACGGGATGACTCGCTTATAGCTTTTTTATATTCTTCTGAAACCGGATACATCGCACCCTCCTCTAAAATTCATTCAAAGAAAAGGATACTGTCCACAATCCCTTGTAGCTGGTATCCTTTTCAAGTTTTGCCTTAAATCCTGTAATGTACATCTCTGTACTTTTAAGTGCCAGAGTTTCCGTATCAAAGTACCACACTGGGATCTTTGGTTTCTTACTGTATGCCGTCAGAATCTTAAGCCATTTCGGTGATACCGAAAATGAAACCGCAATGGTTACTACCCCGTTTCTTACAACATCCCTCTGTGTAGTACCAGCCTCTGTTTCCCCGGATGAGTCAGCCTCTACATCTGATATATCTATATCATAAGAGTCTGGCAGAGGCAGGTTCAAATCATCAAATTTCAAATACTGAATAAATGCCATTCTATCTACCTCCGCTTCTTAAGTTCATTCTCTGCTGTGCTGATACAATAACCTCATCGAGCATCGTACCGCCCAGATATACAGGAATGACAATGTCTCCGCTGTCTCCCTTAACATCCCGGATTGCAGAAGTAATTGCAGAAAGCATTGCTGAGATGCTTTCCGTCTGCTGTGCCGTAGGGTTTCCTGTCATGTTTTCCACTCCGCTGACCTTTGGATTGATGACCATGTTGGAAGAAACCCCGCTGACTGCTTTCTGGATCATTCCACGGCTCTTTTCAATTCCCTTGGCAAGTCCGCCCATAAAGTCAGGCATCCATGATTCATAATCAGTAAGAGGACCTTCATCCGGCACGGAGAAGTGAAGGAATGACTTGATCTTGTCAGCCACACTCTTTACTGCATCCCCGACTGCACCGATGCAGCTCTTGATGCCGTTTACGATTCCCATGATGAGATCCTTGCCCCATGTAAATGCCTGTGAAGCCAGACCCGTGATGTGGCTCTTTACATTGGAAAATCCTGATTTTACGGCATTTAAGACATTTCCCATTGCACCCTTCACTGCATTTACAATTCCGTTAAATACGGATGTGACCGCACCCTTGATTGCACCAAGCACCGTGGAGATGGTGGACTTGATGGTATTCCAGATAGTGGAAATGGTGCTCTTTATCGTATTCATTATCGTGGTAATGGAATTTTTGACTGCAGTGAAATCTCCCGTGATCAGTCCCTTGATTCCGCTTACCACTGCACTGATGATCGTCTTTATTGCATTCCATACTGTGGAAAAGATGGTCTTTATTGCATTCAGCACTGTGGTAATGACCGTTTTTATCGTATTCCACACGGTCGTGATAACCGTCTGGATAACAGTAAGCACTGTCTGGATAATTGTCTTATAGATATTGAAATACGTTGTGACCAGTGTTTTTATCACATTGAAAACTGTAGTAAACACACCCTTGATTGCATTCCAGATCGTAGTAATGACGGTCTTTATCACATTGAATACCGTTTCAATGATGGTTTTATACAAATTGAAATAAGTGGTTACCAGCGTTTTTATCACTTCAAACACGGTCGAGAATATCGTCTTGATTGCTTCCCATACCTGTGAAAAGAAAGCTTTTATGGCATTCCATACCGTGATTGCTACCTGTTTTACATTCTCCCAGAGGTCTATCCAGAACTGACGGAATCCATCGCAGTTATTCCACAAATAAATAAAGGCAGCCACAAGAGCAGCTATTGCTGCAATGATAAGAACGATTGGATTTGCAAGCATTGTAGTATTAAGTGCTGCAAATGCTCCTTTTACCGTATTGATGACTCCGGCAATCTTCGGAACGATTGTCATGATCGTTCCGACTGCGGATATTACCTTTCCGATCACGATAAGAACAGGGCCGAGTGCTGCTGCCAGAAGTGCAATCGTAACGACCGTCTTTTTTGTTCCCTCGCTCAGTCCATTCAGCCAGTCAACAAACTTCTGTACCCATCCGACTATCTGTTTAATGGCCGGCATCAGGAGTTCTCCAAATGAAATAGCCAGGCCTTCCAGTGCCGATTTTAAGATGGTGATCTGTCCCTGTAAGTTATCAAGCTGTGTATCTGCCATCTGCTGTGCAGCACCACCGCTGTCCGTGATGGACTTCTGTAAGCTGTCCCATGTTTCCCCCGTATTTGCAAGCAGGGCATTTACGGAAGAAAGGTCTGTCTTATTGAAAATGGTGCTGATGATATTTGACTTCTCAGCAGATGTCATTCCGTCCATGCTCTTATTGAGGTCACCAAGAATGTCATTCATCGACCGCATGTTTCCTTCAGAATCATATACGGAAAGTCCGAGGGCTTCCATCTGGGCTGCTGCCTTATCCGTAGGATTCTGTAAGGACAGGATAATATTACGAAGGTGTGTACCGCCTTCTGCTCCCTTGATACCATTATTTGCAAGAATGCCAAGTGCGGTATTCAGTTCTGCCGTACCGCCCTTGATGGATTTTGCAGTCGCACCAATGGTAAGGATTCCTTCACCAAGCTGTGCAACCGATGTATTCGTGGTAGATGCCGTCTTTGCCATCTGGTCTACCATTGTTTCTGCTTCATCCACACCCATTCCAAGGGCGGACATCGCATCCGTTACCATGTCGGAAGCATCAGCAAGAGCGATATCTCCAGCTGCTGCCAAGTTAAGAACGGTCGGCAGTGTATCACACATCTGCTGTGTATCGTATCCGGCAAGGGCGAGGTAATTCAATGCTTCCGCACACTCAGATGCGGAAAAAGCTGTCTCTGCACCCATCTTCTTTGCCAGCTTTGAAAGGGTATCCATTGTATTTACGGACTGACCATTTACCGTTGACATGGCATCTTTGGTGATTCCCATTGTTGCCTGTACCTGTGACATGGAAGATTCAAAATTGGCTGCGGTTGTTACGGATGCCGTACCAAGTGCAGTCACCCCGGCTGTTACCGGGAGGAGTTTCTGTCCGGCAGAGGAAATGTTGTCACCGACCGTCTTAAATTTTTCGCCTGTTGCTGCAATCTTCTGTACTGCCGTAGCGGACTGGTTGGCCTGTGTTTCCAGATTCTTTAAGTCCTGTTCCGTTTCCACGATTTCCCTCTGAAGGGCATCGTACTGCTCCTTTGAGATCTCGCCATTGGCAAGTGCCGTATTTGCCTGTTCTGCTGCGGTCTTTAAGGTAACCAGTTTCTCTTTTGTTTCGCTGACCGCTTCTGCAAGCAGTTTATGCTTCTGTGCCAGAAGCTCCGTATTGCCCGGATCAAGTTTCAGCAGCTTGTTCACATCCTTAAGCTGTGACTGGGTGGACTTGATCTGCCCGTTCACACCTTTAAGTGCATTCTGCAGTTTGGTTGTATCACCACCAATTTCAACGGTAATACCCTGAATACGGCTTGCCATTCCTTTCACCTCCTCCTAAAAATGGGTACAAAAAAAGGAGCATTTCTGCTCCGTAACAAAATAAAAACACCCGCCATTTCTGACGGATGTCCTATGTAATATTAATCATCTTCTAATTTCAATCCTGCTATATCAGCTAAATGTTGCGTCATTTCAAACTTTTCTTCGTAATTTTCACCATAACTATAACAGCAGGTAATCTTCTTATTCTCTGGCCAAATTTCTTTTATGATACCCGTTCGTAATGCATTACTCAAAACACCATGCTTTCTCCATCTTCTCAAAACGTACCAGTGAAGATCGATTCTTCCGCATCTTAATATGATAGCCTGTTTTTCCCCATTTTCCGCAATAATTAGGAATTCATATTCATCCGTAACATATCCGTATGTACCATCACCATGACTACACCGCTGTCTCACGGGTCTTCTGCTATAATAAATGTAGTTTTCTATGACTTCCTCACACTCAGCTAAATCTATTTGCTGAAGAATATATTTTAACTGGTCATCTTTCAATGTAAATCCCCCTTTCGGATATAATTTATTTGCTTTTTCTCTTATCAATAAAAGCATCTACAATCTCAATAATTATCAAAAGCATTACTGGCGTTCTACCACCAAATGCTAATGTTCCAATAACAATAAAATCCTGTCCGGCAAATGCTAATATAAAAGAAATTATCAAAAGCATCATCTTCATATAGAAGGCATAATTTCTTGCTGCTGTTATTTTCGATACTGACAATTTATAGTAAAACCATCCCATAAAAATCACTATCAGAAGAATACATGCATTTTTCAACACAGCCACAAAGTCTCACCCCATCTCTGAAATTTATAACTGAAAAACACAGCCTTTTCTGCTGATAGTATAACAGAAAAAGGCCGTGGTCTCAATCAGAAGCGGTCGAAGTCTTCCTGTGTTGCAAGCTCGGCATACTTGTAATCATCATTCCAGCTCTCACTGTACATGTCATTGATAAGCCCTATCGACAGCATATCAAGATCTGCCATCGATAAACCTAACTGCACACATCGGAGCAAAAACAGCGGGGTCGTCATTTCACGCTCTGTCGGACGAAGTTTTTTTTAGCTTCCACATCCGTTTTTACATTCAGTCCCCACAGTTCAATAAGCTGCGGAAGGACCTGATAAATTGAAAACGTATTGAAATTATCGAGCCACTCTTCCGGTGTGTCCGGAATGCTTGGATCTGCATGCTTGGCCATAATAAAAGCAATGTTCTCAAACATCTCAAGCGAGAACATATCAAGGTTTGATGATTCCTCTTTTCCATCCCCGATACTCTTTTCAAGCACTGCCAGATCCTTATAAATATCCCTCTGGAACTTTAATCTGTAGATTCTTGGAATGGCTGCACTTGCCTTGAATGCAACCATCTGTCCGTCAATTTCTATATCCTTTCTGATACCCATGTCTTAGTCCTCCTTATGATACGCTCTTGGTTGATTTTGCTGACTGCTGCTCCAGTGCCGGAGTTGCAGTCGGAAGATACACACTCTTATACCAGTTGTTATAAACTGTATCTGTCGTGGAATCTCCTGTCTTTGCCTTGACATATCCGTCTGCCATCGGTCTTGCCTTTACTGTCAGTGTTTCTGTCTGCACTTCCTTATCTTCCTCATTAGTCTTTGACTCAATGGTCGGACGGGATGCGGAACAGTTATAAAGCACATGGCGGATCTTACGGATATCACCATCAAATTCAAAAAGCAGTGCAAAGCTGCCTGTTTCAGAATTTGCATTCTCCACAAGCACCTTATTGGCATCCTGTTCCTCTTTTAAGATATCCGTTCGGAATGATTCAGGGATCATTGCAAGTTCAAGGTCACCATCGTATCCCTGATTGTTATTGATTACATAATACTCAATACCATCTGCATAGAATGATTCCGGCTCTCCTGTCGGATCCATGCTGATGGATACTGCACCCGGCATCGGTACAGGTGTTCCAAAACTGACCGTGCCTTCCTCTGCAACCGTAATCGGTGCATAATGCACATTGCAGATATTAAATTTGACTTTGTTCTTTTTATTAGCCATCTTCTATACCTCCATCTGATAAAGCACCTCATACAGATTTTCAGATTCTATCCATACTTCGCTTTTTTCATAAAAAATACCGTGCAGGTCAAGCACGGCTTCTACTGTAAGTTCCAGTTCCGGATTTTTCAGATCCGTATAAATTTCTATATTCAGACGGCTGGATTTATAATATACCCTGCCGTCTGCCGGGAAATTGCTACTTCCCGGATAAAGGAATACTGCAAAAGGCGGTTCCGGGGATTCGCCTTCCACAAAATGGTCATAAGCAAACGGAAGATTCATTTCTTCCATCATTGCCATAACTTCTTCATGTGTCATGAACGTAGCCCCCTTTCAATCTTCTGCAGAAGCTCCCTGTTTCCTTTTGCCTCTGCCGGAGCAATATGCTCCCTTCCGGCTACCTTGCCGCCGCCCCTCTTTGCATGACCGTGCTCCAACAGGTGTGCAATCTGGTATCTGTCCTTGGAATGGACAGTCATCGTGAGGGAATTGCTGCTTTCCGCTGTCTTTTTCACGGTCCAGCTCTTTTTGTACCGACCGGTACGCTTTGGGGCATTTGCCTGAATACCCTTCTTTACCGTCTTGGATACATCTTTTACCGCATCCTTGACCGTATCTGTTGCAAGGTCTGCATACTCTTTGAGTCCGTCCATGATTGCATCCGCAAGACCGTCAACGGTCGTTCTTCTCTCTGCCATTCCATCACCTCTTTATCAGGGCAGCCCTTATCCTTACTGATTTATTTTTGTACTGCATATTATCAACGAATGTAATATTATAAAGCCTTCCACGGAAAACTATGCGGTAATGCTCCGTATCAAGTCCTGACACCTCACTACAGTACCGGATAATAAAATCCAGTTCTGTTTCCGCATTGACCTGTTTTGCTTCCCAGTATTCCTTACCGGACAAATTGTTTGCATAGGAAAAACACTTATAATGATCTTCCCACACAAGCATGTGGTTTCCCGTCTTATCTGTTTTGGTACTGCTTTTCTGTATCGTGATTCTCTCACGCATGAGTTCAATCATCAGAATCTCTCCTTCCTGATCCCAAAGAGCAGATATTTCAGTGTTCCCGTCATTGCCTTATGATCGGCTTCTTCCCTGTGCTCATACAGATAAGCAATGGCATACAGTTCCGCAGTACGGATAAGTGCCTCATGCCGTTTCAGTCCTGCCCGTGTACGCCTTGTCACATTTAAGATCAGGCTGTCGGATGTCTCCATCAGACGGAGGATGAGATCATCCTCGTCTGACGAATCGACCCTGAGATAACCTTTGGCTTCCTCAAGTGTTACGAACATCCGTCCACCTACTTTCCGGCAGCCTTGATATCAAGTGTCTTGACTGCCTCGGAAAGGATCAGCTTGCCGTCCACACGCTCGGAAGCAAGGAATCCTACCTGTCCGGTTGTAGCATAAAGCTCATTCAGTCTCTTGAAACTTCTGCCCTGACGGTCAGCGATCCAGTAATAACTGTAATCACCAAATGCCATGACACGGCTTCCTGCTGCAAGCTCCGGCACATAAATGGATGTGCGGTACGGACGGTTGAGGATCCTGTCCGGCTCTCCTTCCCTCACGGACGGCTGCCAGATATAATTTCCGTTTCCATCCTTCAGCTTTCTGATTGCCTTTACGGTCGAATCATTAAGAAGCCATACTGCCTTGTTACGGTATGGAGCACGCAGGGAGTAATAAAGATCCATGACATCATCAAAGGTGATGGAAGTATTATTGGCAGTAACACCTGTCTCTGCACCGCCTGTGGCATTGAAGATTCCGGTAGGTTTTCCCTTGCCGTCACCGATAAAGAATGCTTCCTCTTCCTTTGTACCGATTCTTCTTCCGAACTCCCTTGAAATATACTGCTCAATATTGAACACACTGTCATTTAAGAGTTCATCGGATACCTTGATCATGGTTGCCAGCTTGTAGGCACTGATGGATGTCTGTCCGAAGCTGTCATCAGATTCAGGGAACTGTCCGCCCTCATCGATCCATGCTGCTTCGCCCTTGGATGTTACGATAGGGATCTTGCGGTCACCGCTTGAAGTCTTGATGACGGTTGCAAGGTTACGGAAAAATACTTCATCTTCCAGTGCTTCCACAAGTTTCTTCTCATACTCATCCGGCACGAGATATCCGCCCTCGGAATCCGTACCAATAGAAAGGGCATTCTGTACTTCGTATGACATCTTGTTTCTCATACTGTTCCAGAATGCCTTTTTATACTCATCCGTTGCCCTTCCGGTCTTTGCATCACCGTCAGTCTTTGCATTCGGCTGATTGGTGATCGGTGTGCTTGTTGCCTTTGCAAGCTCTGCATCGATGGCAGCCTGTCTTTCCAGCCTCTCGATCTCTTTTCCGAGATTTACGACATCTGCTTCCATCTTGTCATAAGTGGCTGCATCCTCTGCGGATACAAACCCTTCCTGTGTTCTCTTGGCATCAAGGAATGCCTTTGCAGCATCCCAGGCCTTTGCTCTCTTTTCTCTTAACTCTAAAATCTTACTCATCTTGAAATCCTCCTTAATGTGTTAAAAGACTCAGTCTTTTTTCCAACTGGTTAACTGGTATCATGACATCCGTATGGGATACCTTGGAAAGGAACGATTCATTCATCGCCTTTGTGGAAAACATCATGGAATCCTGCTGGAACGGGAGCTTCTTTTTCTTCTCCTTTTCCCCGTCATCCTTTTTCTCCTCTTCCTCTCCTTCACTGCCTTCGTCCGGCTTTTTCTCCGGCTCTTCCGGTCCTTTCTTTTTCTCATCCTCATCGGAATCAAAAAGGATCTTATCTGCAAATCCAAGCTCCACGGCTTTCTTGGCATTAAACCAAGTCTCGTCATCCATCATGTGGGAGAGCCTTGCACGGGTAAGCCCGGTCTTGGACTCATAAGCATTTAAGATGGACTCCTTGACTTCATTCAGCATTGCGATCGCCTTCTGCATATCCTTTGCCTCACCCATTGCCATAGTCGCAGGATTGTGGATCATCATCATTGCCACAGGTGATACACATACCGTATTTCCAGCCATCGCAATAACGGATGCTGCTGAAGCTGCAATGCCGTCGATCTTGACGGTCACGCTTCCCTTGTAGTCACGGAGCATGTTGTAGATCTGTGCTGCTGCGAACACATCACCGCCCGGAGAATTGATCCATACCGTGATATTTCCGTTTCCGGCATTCAGCTCATCCTTGAAAAGCTGCGGGGTAACTTCATCCCCGTACCATGTTTCATCCGAGATCATGCCATTTAAAAAGAGCGTCCTTTCCATATCAGGTACGCTCTCATCTTCATTCTTTATCCAGTTCCAAAACTTCCGCTTCATCGTTTACCTCTCTTTCTGCTGTTTTCCTGTGCCGGGAGTTTTTCTTCTTCCTTCTGCCCTCCGTTGTCCGCTCCCGCAAATGCCCCTGCATCCGCAAGTTTGGTCATTGCACCGTTCACAAGGTAAAGGTTGCCGCCTTCCTCATCAGGGATAGGGTTCATGTTCTCCATTTCACGGATGTCATTGGCAGAAAACCAGCCGTTCTGTCTTCCGACTGCATAGCCGTTCATCCTCGACTGATAATCCCCACGGAGAAGTCCGTCCACATTCAGCTTAATGAAATACTTCCCTTTTTCTCCCGGCAGAAGGAGCGATCTCTGAAGTGACTGTTCCCACCGGATCACCCAAGGGTCCAGTGTGTATTTCACAAACTCCAAGGACTGCTGCTCTATATTCGAAAAGCTCGACTTATCAAGGTCACCGACCATGTGTGGCGGTATCCTGTAAAGTCTTGCTATCTCATTTATCTGGAATTTCCTTGTTTCAAGGAACTGTGCTTCTTCCGGCGGTATTCCTATCTGCTGGTACTTCATGCCTTCCTCAAGCACTGCGATCTTGTGTGCATTATTCACACCACGGTACACGGAGTTCCAAGATTCCCTGACCTTGGACGGATCCTTCAGCACTCCCGGATGTTCCAGAACACCGCCCGGATTCGCACCGTTTGCAAAGAAACTCGCACCGTATTCCTCACAGGCAAGCGTCATGCCGACAGCATTCTTTGCCATCGCAATCGGTGAATAACCGATCAGTCCATCAAATCCGAGTCCCGGAATGTGAAGTACATCCTCGGCTTTCAGCTTGATGTTGCCGTATTCCTTGAACATGGGATTTTCATCACTGTTTCTGGAATACACATAATAGATATTTCCCCTGTCATCTCTCTGTACTTCCATCTTGTCCGGGAGAAGCGGATACAGACCAAGCACCCTTCCGGCACCATCCCTTATGATCTGTGCATAGGCATTTCCCCATATTAAAAGATGGCTCATCAGTGTTTCCCTGAACACAAATGAAGTCATCTCCGGGTTCGGCTCATCATGGAGCAGATAATATAACGGATGGTCATGCACCAGCTTCTTGCCTCCGTCATCCTGATACTCATATACATGAAGCGGTAAGGATGCGACTGCCTCCGCAAGGATTCTGACACAGGCATATACTGCCGTGGTCTGCATTGCAGTTCTTTCATTGACAGGCTTTCCGCTCGTTGTCCTTCCAAACAGAAACGAATATCCTGCATCTGCTGCCTTGTCCACAGGCTTATCCCTCGCCTGTCCGAAACCAAATAAACTTTTTATTCCCATATGACACCTCCTAAAAATGGGTACAAAAAAAGCACCTCCTAAGAGATGCCGTATTTTGTAACAAATTATCTATAAAAATCCTCTTTATTTGCACTTTTACATTTACATTTTATACACCCATAATCTGTATGTGTACCTAAATAGTAAAGTCTAACTATTTCTGCATGATCACATTTCTCTGGCGAAACACTTGCTTCCAATTTATCAAAATCACTCTCAGTCATTTTTTTCATATACAACGCCTCCTGTTAATAACTCTATTGGGCAATTAAACGTTGGTTACCACTCATACAAACCTGCCTCTTTAAGATCTGTTGTGGAATCAAGCATTATCTCATTTGCTTTTCTTTCAATCAAATCCAATAAATTGCCTTTTTTATCAAATAGTTCTTTTAACTCTGTTCCACATATTGCAATTATTACAACACCATTAAGAAGATAATATTTTACTGCAAGTGCTTTAAACGTTTTAGGGCCTTTCTTCTTTGAAATAATTATTCCAAATTTAATACATCTTCCCTTTCCTCCGCTATTGGTATTTGAAATAATGCTATGTAATTTTGACATGTATCCACCCTTTGGAGACTCGCTCTCATTCTTGCATTCAATAAAGAATCTCCCGCCTATTATATCCAATATACCGTATTTAAGATACATCTTATTTCTGACACAACAATCTATTTGATTAGTTGCTGTTCGAACCCCAGCAGCCTTAAACACTGGACATAAATTAAAAAGATACTCTGTAAGATCTTCCAGTTTATTTCCTATGTTTGTTGTGGTTCCTGAGCCATTTTTAACGCTCTGATACATATCACTTAATTTTTTATATTGCTCATCTGTAGGATGAAACAAGTATTCATTTATATTACCAGCTAGAAATATTGATTCCATAGAATCTTCCGGGACAACAGCCCTAGCTGATAAATCTAATTCTTCCTGCTGCCCTTCTGTAAAAACACTATCATCTTCCAACGCATATACAAGCTCAATATCACTTGGTTCTGCTTCAATTTCTTCATTGCATCCATAACATTCAAATGGCTCTGATGGAATATCAGCAATAGAATCCACTTTTTTTATGAGCATTCCACATTCTGGGCATCGAATTGTATAAAATACATTTACAATTCCAACTTCTTTGCATTTTGTTAATACCCCGCTTGCCACTTGTGGTGAAATATTTAAAGCCCTGGATAACTTTGATACTGTTATATTTTTTGCAGCACCACCAATCAGGTTGCTAAAATATGTTTCCAAACTTTGTATCTGGTCATCATTCAGCAAGCCCTGTAGTGCCGATAAGTGAGAACAATACATGAATGATATCCTCCTCCATAGTATACTCTGTAAATTTGAGCATACAATAATCCTTATTCACTACTATCTTTACCTTAAACTGCCTAGAGCAATACATGGTATTCAATCTTGCAAACATAAATGTCACGCCATCACATGCCCGGCTTTTCTGCAACATTTTTTTATTATCAAAAAATATTGCTTTTGACTGCAACGGCTCTTCCAGTGCAGCCGTCTGTTCAACTTTTGAATCCTCTTCATCTGTTGCATTTAATTTTAATGGATATGCTTCCCTATCTTTAATAAAAATTTGCTTGTTTGGATAACTGATAGAAAAATATTTTTCCACCATATTTAGGACATTAGATTTTACATCTTCTCTATATGCTGTACGCAAATTACAAATTTGATGCATTACAGTTTCAACTACTCCATCTATCTCTGTCTTTTTTGCATTCATCAAATCTATAATTTCAGTCGGTGTTTTTGTATATTTTTCAAGCATATTATACAGTTTGGATTTAAATACAGTTTCTGCCTCAAAGCTTTTTCTAGTATTCAGCCCAAGTTTTTCTGCCACCCATTTTATAGCTGAAGCCGTTTCTTTTTCTGATTTTGTTGGTATTGCCTTTTCTAATACAAAATTTTCTTCATATTTGTATAATCCAGACTTAGATTTTGCACGGGCAACTATTATTCCCGCATCACAATATACATCTACTACAATTGGATACGGTACTGTTGCCGCCCCATGTTTTTTATCAAATGTACATAATAATTTTCCCATGTACAAACGAATTCTTCTACCAAACACCGACTCATTTGTTATTTCATATCTGAACACGCCTAACGAGGCTGTGTATCCTATATTCAAATGCCTATTTGTTCTGTTTACAATTAACGGTTCCAGGACTTTCTCTACAAATTCATCCTGATTTATGAATGATGCGGTAAATGACTCATCATCTATAAGTTTTATCTGTACATCCTTAATTCCCTCAACTAGCACCTGATCCAACCACTCTAATACTTCCTCTTCCTTTTCAGGTGACTGATTTGCATAGTTTTCAATATCCTGTATTAATTGTGGACGATCTACCGTGGTTTTAAGATCTTCTTTTTTCTTTTCTCTCGCAAATCTCTTTAAGGCTGGAACTGTGATATAACTTTCATCTTCATTCGCAAATGTATATGGAACGGAAAACATATTCTTGCCTCCTTCGACTTTTTTCTCATTATATCATACTTTCCATATACATTAATACCCTGTAAGTTAAAAAATCAGTATACCCCTATCATCATACACGCTTCCGTCACTGCCTTCATTTCTGATTGCACGGTCAAGTGCCATAACGGTTGCAACGGCCCCGTCGATCTTCTCCGTGGATTTTTCCTTATCCATTTTGATGTTCCCTGCCGGATCCTGACGGACAAACACATTATCCATCATCCACCGCAGCACCTTATGTCCGCCATGTGCGATCCGCTCCTCCAAGGTCAGCTTCATCAGCTCCTTTGTCGGTGGACTCATGTCCTTATAACCCTGTCCGAACGGGACAACGGTAAATCCCATGCCCTCAAGGTTCTGCACCATCTGCACAGCACCCCATCGGTCAAATGCGATCTCCTTAATATGAAACTTCGTGCCTAGTTCATCAATGAACTGCTCGATAAATCCATAATGGATGACATTCCCTTCCGTGGTCTTTAAGTACCCTTCGGTTGCCCAGACATCATACGGTACATGATCTCTTCGAACACGCAGCCTCATGTTATCCTCTGGTATCCAGAAATACGGAAGGATCACATATTTCTCCGTATCATTCCTTGGCGGGAACACAAGCACAAATGCCGTGATATCCGTGGAACTTGAAAGGTCGAGTCCGCCATAGCATTCCCTTCCGAGAAGCTCCTCCTCATTCACGGTAAAGGAACATGCATCCCACTTATCCATCTGCATCCACCTGGTACTCTGTTTCACCCACTGGTTCAGACGGAGCTGCCGGAACACATTCTCCTCTGCTGCATTTTCTTTTGCACTGATATATGCATTCTGCACTTTCTCAATATCGATCGTGTATCCGAGGGAAGGATTGGCTTTGTACCATACTTCCTCGCTCGACCAGTCATCCTCATCTGATGCCCCGTAAATAACCGGGTAGAAGGTCGGGTCGATTTTTCTCTTCTCTATGATATCCAGTGCCTTCTGGTGCTGTTCAAAACACACGGAATTCCTATCCGTTCCTGCCGTTGTAATCAGAAAGAACAAGGGCTGTGTTCTGGCATCGCCGGAACCTTTGGTCATGACATCGAACAGTTCCCTGTTCGGCTGTGCATGCAACTCATCAAAAATAACCGCATGCACATTCAGGCCGTGCTTTGTGTATGCCTCTGCCGACAGCACCTGATAGAAGCTGTTGGTCGGTTTATATACAAGCCTTTTCACTGACATGACTGGCTTGATCCTTTTCTTCAGTGCTGGACACTGGTCTACCATATCCACAGCAACATCAAATACGATGGAAGCCTGCTGCCTGTCGGAAGCACAGCCGTAAACTTCTGCTCCCCACTCACCGTCACCGCATGTCATATAAAGTGCAATGGCTGCTGCCAGTTCCGACTTCCCGTTCTTCTTTGGTATCTCGCAGTAACAGGTGTTGTACTGCCTGTACCCATTTTCCTTTACCGTCCCGTAAAGGATGCGGATAATCTCATCCTGCCAAGGGAGAAGCTCAAACGGAACTCCTCTCCACCTTCCCTTGGTGTGTTTAAGACAGTTTATAAAATTGACCGCATGGTCTGCTTTTGCCTTGTCGTACATTATTTTGCACCGCCTTTCACAAGCAGAAGCTCCATTTCATCGTTCTGCTTATCTTCCCCGCTGTCCGTAACGATACGGCTTCTCGCAGAAGGTGTAAGTCCGAACTGCTCACAGAATTTATTCATGATCTTCAGATAGGTCTGTGCTATTGATACCTGTGGTACCTGCTGCCAATATCCACTCGGAGTCTTTACGATAGTTCCATGCTGTGTAATAAACTCCTCTGCCTCTTTCCATCTCGCATATGCCTGACAGTATCCTGCGAATGCTGCCATATCTATTTCAGTCAGGATACCGAGATGCTCCAACTGTTTTGCCATCCTCTTCCATTCCTTTTTTGCCTCATCCTCAAGCCATGCCGGACAGCGCGGGGCCTTTTTCTCAGGCTTTGGTTCGCCCGTGTTAAGGCTTCTCTTGCCCGGATTGCCCTCAAGCATCTTTACTGCCGTAGGCTTTGGTTTTCTTCCTCTCTGTGCCACTGTCCTCACCTCCTCGTAAAAATAGCATAATAAAAGGACCTCCGAAGAGATCCTATGCTTTGTGTGTTTATTCTTAAAGTGTCATTCTGATTGCTGGAATTTTTGCTTTCTTTCCTGTTTTCCAATCCGAGTATGTTGCATTCACCTCGGTAAGTCCCGCCATCCTGATACCTTTCTTTTCAAATGCTGCTAGGGTTTCGATAAGGCTTGAAAATGTACTGCTTATCGTAAATTCGCTGATGCCGTTTTCCTTTAATGACTTTACAATTTCCGGAATATCGTAATCCCAGATGACTCCATTGAAATCAATGTTATCGTTTCCTGTTTCCTGGCAGTCTCTATATGCTGCAAACAATGTGCTGTTTATTCCGTAATCCTTAAGTTTTCCTCCCTCGTTCATTGCTCTTTCAAAAATTTCAATTTTTTTCATGTTTTGTACCTCCGCTTTTTTCTTTACTTTTCCTTTCGGTAGGTACATATTCGCTCTAAACGCTGATTATATCCAGTCATTTCAGCACCACAATATACACAAAATACTGTCAGTATATTGTCTACATATATGGAGCGAAAAAGCCTATCCTATTGGTCTCCTCCGCTCCGTACATTTAGCAGTCCCCATTTACAATCATGTCTACAAGATCATCTCTGCTGACCAGTATCCCATCGTTCTCCATGTCTCTTACAGTGTCTTCCAGATAATCTGCATCCATTCCATACTCGGCCGCTACCTTTTTGATAATTGATTTTTTAAGTTCCTTCATATCCGTTCTCCTATACCTTCCATATTATTTTTCTTTCGGTGATTACATATTCGCTCTAAACCTCATATTTATCCAGTCTTATATGCTCCATAATGTACACAAAGATAAATGCATACAGGCAGGAAACATTTTCCTGCCCTTCCTGCTATTTTACTTTTGTAAGTGCCCATGCCATCGCATGTCCGATATCCTCAAATTCTTCTTTTCTTTCAATCCTTGAAATCCTGCATTCGCATCTTCCAAATCCTGTGTCATCCGGTGTATCAACTAACTCATAAACTTCTGCAATACTTCCCTTTAAACAATGATCCCAGACCGCAACCGTGTAATCTCCATAATCAACGATTGCTGAATTCATGCATCTGTAAAGCTCAATTTTTAATCTTTCTGCTGTCGTGATTTTTATTTCCATCATATCTTCCTCCGTGTGCTCTTTTTCCCTTCCGGTAGATACATATTCACTCTAAACCATACATATATCCAGTTATATGTGAACCATATACTACACAAATATCAGCAGAAAAACTGTGTACTTTATGACGTTTCCCCATTAAGATCTTTTCTCAGCCTTTCAGCTAGTTCGGTAAGTTCATCAACTGACATTTTGCCAATTAAAGCATAGAGTCTTGCATCATCCTCATCCTGTGGTGTAGGCAGTGGATAAGGATAAATCCCCATAATATAATCCATCGACACATTAAAACACTTAACCACACTGACTGCCTCCGGAATAGTAAGTATCCCTTTCCCTTTTAGCAGACTGACTGCTCTGTTTCTGCTGAATCCGCATACTTCTGCAAATTTATCGGCATCTGCTTTATTTATCTGTGCTATCACATTAAGCCGTTCAGTTATCTTTTGATAAAATTCTACACTTTCACGCTTCCTTTCTTCCATATCTGACAGTGGTCTTCCGTCAAACAATCCTTCCACGGTCGTTCCAAACGCATCTGCTATCTTATGTGCTTCGAAAGTAGTAAGTCTCCCCCTTTCATAGAGAATTTTTTGTATCCTGTTTTCTTCTATTCCGCATTTTTCAGCAAATTCAGACAGATTCATCTGCCGTGTCTCCATAAGCTCTATCAGCTTTTTTCTGATCTCTCTCAATTACATATCCTCCTAAAAATCATCATCCGTGCATAAGGTCATTCCCATCTGCAGTTTTATGTAAATATTTGTATACCATTCCCTTTCGCTGCCGTCAGAACCCATCATGTCCTAAAGAAAGAACTGCTCCGCAACTATCTTCGATTCCCATGCCTCTTCTTTACCGTAGCAGACCGTCACTATCTTATCCATTTATTTTTCTCCATTCATCAACCCCATAAATCAGTGCAAGTGATCCGTTTCCTTCCCATGATGTATGAATCTGTCCCGCATCATCCACAAACTCCACCGTTCCGATGGTCCCTGACGGAATCTTCCGGTATGGGTCATCAAGGCGGATAAGCTCCACCTTGGTTCCCGAAGGATATTCTTTTCTCAGTCTATCAAGTGTCTGTCTGTTTACTCCGAACATACCGTTGTCCTCTTTTCTGCCTTGCGGTTGGCTTTCCATTTTTCCGCATCTTCCGGGATCCTGAATGCCGTATGTCCTTTCAGCCCCTTAAGGAAAAATGCCCTTGTTTCTTTTCCTTCGTTTCCACTGAATCCAAGGGATACAAGCCATGCCCTCATGTAGTATTTTTCATTTTCTTCAATGGTCTGCTTCGGATTTACACGCTTCTGTTCGGAAGCCCTTTTTACCATTGCCGCTGCAAGTCTGCAGTATTCCATCATGTTCTCTGTCTGCGGAAATCCCGTGAAAGTGATGTTCCCGTCTTTAAATGTGACTCCCGTGCATCCGCCCTGTTCCGTAATAAAATCTGCTGCTGATCCAGCATCCTCAAATGTTTTTTCAGCAAGTGCATTCGTCAGGGTGTCCGTAACCAGAATGCACGCCCTTCCGACAGCCCTGTTGATAAGGTACTGCTTGGAATGCATCATGTTTATCAGGTTGATGATTCCCTGTGGTGTCACTTCCCCAATTGGAATCTTTATTTCTGCCTCACTTCCGCTTTCTTCCTGTGGCATTTCCTGTGTTTCTTCCGTTACTGTTACATCGTTCTGGAAAAGCACCCTTCTCACCTCATCTTCCATGCTGTCATCTTCAAAAATGACCTTTGATTCCCTGTCCACCGTAATGCTTCCGATCTGGTATGCAAAACTCGGTGGTCCAAGGTAAACCGCCCTTTCCCCGAAATGCTCGGATAAGGTTTTTACCAATGATTTTCTGTTCTCAGCGTTTGTAATAATTTCCATTCTGCTGTGCTCCTTTCCTTTTGGTAGTACCATATATCACTCTGAATGCCCGTATAGTCAAGCTAATAATGGTACTATCCAAAAAGAAAATAGATCATCAGTTTCTGGACTCTGGCAGTGACATTGCAACCGCATAAGCCACGGTTGCCGTGACTGCATTTCCCGCCTGTTTATATAACTGGGCATCGGAATTGACAGCCGATGCACGGTCAAACAGTTCATCTGAAAATCCCTGTAAACGGAAGCACTCCCTCGGTGTCAGCCGTCTGATGCGTCCGCCCCTCATGAGCGTCCCCATCTGCCCGGAGCAGTCCAGAGTCTGGGAGCATCCTTTCCCGACCCTTCCCCGTCTGGTCACGCTGTCGGGATAAGCAAGATTGATGCCGTCACCTTCATGTGCAACATCGTATCCTGCCTTTGTTGCATTTCTGACCTTTACGGAATCCGCTTTCTCACAGACATACACACCGTGCCTGTCCTGTGAGGTCAGCGTGAACATCGGCTCTCCGTCCTCTTTCATCCTTCTGCCGTTCTGTCTTTTCTCCATCCGTTCCGGGGTAAGCACAGGGTGGACTTCCAGCACGGCTGAGTTCATTGCCGAATGGTTAGTCATCCCGGCTGTGTATCTGGCAGTCAGGCATCTTGCCGTATCCGTGATCTTCGGATCATGGTTGCTCTGATCGATGAAGTAAAGCCCGGTCTTGGCCCCGACACCGCCCGCATTCCCCACAAGGGTTGCAGAAATGCCGTCCGTCCCATAAACACGGTAACCCTGCATACCTCCTATAAGCTGGTTAAGAGCTGCTGCGTTTTCTCCTGTGAGAGGTAATATTTCTCGTCTACCTCTGCTTCTAAGATTTGCGATAATGAACACACGCTCACGGTTCTGCGGGACTCCGAAGTTTTTGGAGTTAAGCACCTGCCACCGACAGTCATACCCTGCTTCGTCCATTTCAGACAGAACTGAGGCAAAGTCGAATCCTGCATTAATCGATAACAGGTTCTTAACGTTCTCAACAAGTAGGTATGCGGGTTTAGCACTTTCCTCTTTGCCTTTGAGGAGGTCAATAATGTTGTAATATATTCCACTTCTTTTTCCGACCAGTCCCCGCTGTTTTCCGGCAACGGAGATGTCCTGACATGGGAATCCGAAGCACCAGATGTCTGCATAGGGGACATCTTCGGGTTTGAGTTTTGTGACATCATGAGCTTTCCACTCTCCTTCCGTATCATACATTGCCTCATATGAGGCTCTTGCAAATTTATCATATTCACAGTACCCGATGCATTTATGGCCGGCAGTTTCAAGACCGAGCCTGAAGCCGCCGATGCCGGAACATAAATCAAGGAAGGTCATCTGTTTCATTATACTGCCCTCCCTTGCATAATTGCTGATATGAAATTTTCATATCGTCACGAATGACAAATACATCCGCATCCGAACCGCACTGTTCAATGTAGCGGTTTACGATCACATCCACAAACTTCTCATCCAGTTCGATGCCGTAGCAGATACGGTGTGTCTGCTCACAGGCAATCAGCGTAGAGCCGGAACCAAGGAACGGATCAAGCACGATGCAGTTGCTCATGCATGAGTTCTGGATTGGATAGGCCATAAGCGCCACAGGCTTCATGGTCGGATGATCCTTGCTTGCCTTCGGACGGTCATATTCCCAGATGGTGGTCTGCTTCCTGTCGGAATACCACTGGTGTTTCCCGCCCTTCTTCCATCCAAACAGACATGGCTCATGCTGCCACTGATACGGACTTCTTCCAAGAACCAGTGCGTTCTTCTTCCAGATGCAGCACCCGGAGAGATAGAACCCGGCATCCTTGAATGCCTTTCTGAAATTCAGCCCCTCCGTATCTGCATGGAATACATAAATGGAAGCATCCTGTTCCATTGACTGCTCCATATTTACAAATGCAGCAAACAGGAACTTATAGAAATCCTCATCCGGCATGTTGTCATTTTTAATCTTGCCAGCCGTTTCCTCGACATTTACATTGTATGGCGGGTCAGTCAGGACAAGATTTGCTTTCCGTCCATCCATCAGCCTTTCGTAGTTTTCCGGCAGAATGGAATCACCGCAGATGACACGGTGCTTTCCAAGCAGCCATACATCTCCTGTCTTTGCCACGGTTGGCTTTGCAAGCTCCGCTTCCACATCGAAATCATCTTCCGTAATCTTCTTATCATGCACGGAATTAAAAAGCTGTTCGATCTCCGGCGGTTCAAAACCCGTGATGCCGACATCAAAATCTGAATCCTCAAGGTCTTTGATGAGGTCGGCCAGAAGTTCCTTGTTCCACTCACCCGTAATTTTATTGAGGGCAACATTGAGTGCCTTCTCCTTGGTCTTGTCGATATCGACCACGATACATTCCACTTCCGTATATCCGAGATCCGCAAGGACCGTGGCTCTCTGGTGTCCTCCAATAATGGTCATGTCTGAGTTGATGATGATCGGCTCGACATACCCGAACTCTTTAATGGAGTTCTTGATTTTTTCATATTCCTTATCGCCCGGTTTTAACTTCTTCCTCGGATTATAGGAAGCCGGGATAAGGTCTGCTATTTTATAACTCTGAAACTGCATCTTCCATATCCTCCTCTGCTAAAAATCTGTGCCGGAAATAACATTCACGGCCACAGTATTTTCTGTTCTTGTTTCCATAGGAAATGAAAGACTTCCCGCACTGCTCACATACAAGCGTGTAGGAAGCCTTTTCACTTTTCTGTACTGCTTCGGGATGTGCTTTCCACCATTCCCTCCTGCATTTTTCACAGCAGAACCTTCTCGGTCTGCCAGTCTTGGGCTGCGTGATCAGATTACCGCAGAAGTGGCACACCTCTTTACCGTCCACCATGAGTTTCATATTTTTTGAAACCACCGTGGCGTATCCGGCAAGGTTATGCCTCTTGCAGTAATTCCTTACGATGTCACGGGACAACCCGATTGCCATCCCGATGGCTTTATATCCCATGCCACGCATACGCATCTCGTTGATCTGTTTTGCCTGTGCGTCCGTCATCCTTTCTCATCTCCTTCCGGCACATGAAAAAAGGCCGGAAAACAATGCTTTTTACACTGTTTTCCAGCCTTAAATATTGCGTTTTTCCTGATTTTCCGGCAAAAGAAAATACCCCTTTTGCCGTGTTTTAAGTGCATTCTGCGAAAATTACCACACCCTTTTTATATCCCCCCTGTTTAATTCTGCGAAAATTCACGCAAAGGGGGCCATCGGTCTTCAGCGACTCGCTCCGTAGAGATTTTGATACCCCCACGGTCTGCCGTCAGAACCGATACTCAGGATTGTTATCCTCGTTCCATGTCTTTTTATCATGACAAGGCTTGCATAAGCTCTGCCAGTTTTTCTCGTCCCAGAACAGAACGGGATCACCACGGTGTGGCTTCACATGGTCGACAACGGTTGCGGTCACTGCCCTACCTTCCTTCATGCACTGCACGCACAAAGGATGTGCTTTTAAGTACCTAGCCCTTGCCTTCTGCCACTGCCTGTTGTAACCACGCTTGCTGCTGCTCGCCCTGTCACCACGGTGCAGTGCTTCATGCTCCTCGCAGTACAGTCCATCTGTCAACTTCGGACATCCGGGGTGTCTGCACGGCTTCTTTGGTTTCATCGGCATCTGCCATTCCTCCCTTCTATGTACACGGGCGGTGTGAAAGGATTGGAAAGACACCGCCTCCGGGCATAAAGAAAAGGAGCATTTCTGCTCCCTTCCATTTTTGCCATCTTAATCATAGCACCTGTAAAATAAAAAGTCAGTACACCATTAATACACCTTTAGTGCACCTCTAGTACACCCATTCGTTTTTAGTCACTTGGCAGATGCCATCCGTGCTCACTCTTTACAGGATATCCATATGGTTTGCCGGCCCACTTCTTTTTACCAATAGCATTATCTAGCTTTGGCAGGAGATCCCACATATGACTTCTGGTCTCCAAACTAAGCTCCTGATTCAGATAAGCCTTTTGAACAGAATCCCTTACCTCCTCAAGTTCTTTTAAATCAGCTTTTTCAAGCCATTTAGCCGATAGCGGTTTTCCTTTTTCAATTTCATCTTTTAAAGACATCCATAATTTTGTAAGACTGTCTTTATTCTTAAGTCCAAACGCCATTGCAATAAGGGCAGCTCCGCTAACTCCAATTAAAGCAAGCTGGTTCTTATGCTCCTTGACCCATTCGATAAATCCCTTTTTATTATCTTCTATTTCTTCCAATTCCTGTTCCTGCTGTTTTGCTTCATCCATAACCCATACTCCTCCTTTTCGCTATTCTTCCACATCAACGCAATTGCCTTTCTTATCAATCCAGAAATAGACTTCTTTCTTAGAAATTGCACGGCTTCCGCATTTTGGACACTGTCCAAGATTCTTATACTGGTTCAACGTATAAATACTTCCATAAGCAGCATTTGAAAGATTTTTCAGCTTATCGTAATCACCATAATAAAAAACATGCTGACACGAAGCACATACGCACTTTGTCTGTTTCTGCTTTTTGCATCCTGAATGCCTGGATGCTTCTTCCATGCCTTCTTTAAAATTCTGCTTTACTCTTCCAACTTCTTTCTTGAAGTCAGCATTGTACTTTTCCACTCTTTCAAGCTGGGCATCTAATCTCGGCTGTGCTTCTGGATGGATTTTAACATATTTTTTCAAAACACCTGTATTGCTGTTTAATCCGGCACTCATAAAATTCTTGATTCCTAATTCAGCAGCACACTCCCTGCATATATATCTCGGACCGACTTTTGCCGACAGTTCAAAATAATCTTTTTTATTGTCTGATTCCCTACCACAGGTAACACATTGTCTTAACATTGTCCTGCCTCCTTGCTTTGATTCATAACAGTATTTTACCATAAGGCAAACAAAAAAGACAGCCGTCTGACTGCCTTAATTGTACTCTGCATATGCACCTATCTGTATCTGGAGTGCCACTGTGATCTGTTCCATGACCATGTCATCCAGCACTTCCCCGATCCTTTCTCCTAGCCTTGTTTTATCAAGAGTCTCCACCTGTTCTGCCAGTGCCATGCTCGGCTTGTTCAGACCGCTGCCTTTGGGAATCTGCACATGGGTCGGAAGATACTTTTTCTTCCACACCCTTGCAGAAAGCGGAACGACCGTAACAACAGGGGAATGCTTATTTGCCTTATTGTTGCTTACCACCAGTGCCGGACGGACACCGCCTTGCTTGCTTCCATCTTTTTCTCCAAAATCCACATAATAAATATCTCCACGCTTACACATAAAAACCTCCTATCCGAGGACAAAGGCTTCCACCTGTCTGTCCCTCAATTCATACTGTTTATCCAGTTCCTTCAATGCTGCTTTTCTGTATTTTGCTATCATCGTATGGCTCACATGGTATCTTTCCATCATGATGTCCCATGTCATGTCCTCATCCAGAAGATCCGTGATAATGCTTCTATGTCTTTCATCCAGTCCGTTCACTGCATGCTCGAAAAAATCCAGTTCTTCCTTCAGGAACTTATATCTGTGAAAAAGGAAACCGTACCACTCGTCATTCTCCCTTTCCATTGCAGCCTTATACTTGACTGCTATGTTTGCTGTTTTATCGGAAAGAGTGCTGGTCTGCACCCTTTCCCCTTCCTGGTGGGAGTAAAGCATGGAATCGATCATGTCCTGTTCGCTCACTCCCTGAAACTGACGGAGCTGGAACTCAGTCACGGTCAGTTCCTTTTTCATATTCTTATATTCCTTCATCATTACTTCTGCCGTCATCCGTCATACCTCCAATCCTTGCCTTTACTGCTTCTATCATTGCATTCTGTGTAGTATCCTTTTTTTCGATTGCCCGGAGGATATCTTCATCGACCGTTCCTTCTGTCACCAGATGCTCTATGACAACTGTATGTTTCTGCCCCTGTCTGTAAAGTCTGGCATTTAACTGCTGATACAGTTCAAGGGACCATGTAAGCGAGAACCATACAATGGTTGAACCGCTTTCCTGAAGATTCAGTCCGTGTCCTGCCGATGCCGGATGGATCAGCGCCACAGGGATCTTTCCTTCATTCCAGTCCTCGATATCCTTCTTTGTATTGATATCCCTTGCCGTAAACCGTTTTAATATCCGCTCCCTGTCATGCTTGAACCAGTATGCAACCAGAAGCGGTTTCCCGTTTGCTGATTCGATCAAATCTTCCAGTGCATCCAGTTTTCTGTCATGGATATTACGGACATTGCCGGATTCATCATAGACCGCACCGTTTGCCATCTGCTGGAGCTTGTTGCTTAAGGCTGCTGCATTTACCGCATCGATGTCCTGCCCTTCCCCGTATTCAAGGATCATTTCATCTGCCATCCTGTCATAAAGCGCCTGTTCGGATTCCGACATGGATACGTTCACACGATTGCTTATGCATTCCGGCATATCAAGATAATCCACGGCTTTCATGGAAATGCTGATATCTGAAATCAGTTCATATATTTTTTCTTCTGCTCCTTCCCTTGGCTTATACGAAAAGATGATCTCACGATTCCGCTTATCCGGAAGGAAGAACCTGTCACGGTATCCTCCGATGTATCTTCCAAGTCTCTGCCCCATATCAAGGATCCCTATCTCTGCCCATAAGTCCATGAGGTTTCCCGGTGTTCCCGTAAGCCCGACCACACGTTTTGCCATCGGCCTTACTTTTTTCAGGTCTTTGAACCTCTGTGCCTTTGGGGACTTGAAACTTGACAGCTCATCGATCACGACCATGTCAAAATCAAAAAATATGTTTTTTGTCATCCAGGAAACGTTGTCCCTTCCGATAATCGTCACATCAGCTCCTGACAGAAGTGCTTCCTTTCTCTGCCCTGCAGTTCCCATTGCCACGGCAAATGTCATGCCATAAAGATGCTCCCACTTTTTTATCTCTGCCGGCCATGTGGTCTCTGCCACACGTTTCGGTGCGATCACCAGGATCCGTCTTACTTCAAAATAGTCAAACAGCAGAAGCCACAGTGCCGTAAGCGTAATGACCGTTTTGCCAAGTCCCATGTCAAGGATCAGGCAGCTCACGGGATGTCCGATTATAAAATCTGTTGCATACTGCTGATAATCATGTGCTTTGTATTTCATCAAGGATACCTCCGATCTGTTTGATATTATCAACTACATAAACGGGAAAGCCCAACCTCTCAAGCATCCTCTTCCTCTTCAGCTGAAGCGGTCTCGGCTTCTTCCCCGGTGCTTTCAGTTCCACAAATGCCATTTTCCCGTCCGGCATCAGGACGATGCGGTCAGGCACTCCATTCATACCGGGTGATACGAACTTTAACGCCATGCCTTTCCGCTTTTTAGCTTCTTCCCTCAAATGTCTCTCTACTGTACTTTCTAGCAAAACCAGATACCTCCTTTGCCGATTGCGGTTGCCATATGCCTTTAACTCCTATACGCGCATATATACATGAATTGCTCTTTTTATCTTTATTTTTAATTCTCAACTGGATTTAATGGGAAACTGGGAAACTAGGAACCGCAACCCCTTATTTTCCAAGGTGTCAGCACGGTTTCCGACTACCGTTGCCCATCTGCATCTGGGAAGCCTCGGAAACCGCCTAACGGGTTTCCTCTGGTTTCTCATCCATCCTCACAAAAGTCTTCTGCACTCCGTAAAGGGGGACTTTGGTCTTGCCCGTGGTATTGGAATCATACTTCTTCCATCCCCCGATCTTGTTTAAGATGCCTTCGATCTCATAGGAATCTGCCTTCTTTAAGTTCTGGCGCTCCTTGCCGAAGCACTCCACCCAGATTTCCATGATGCACACACGCTCACGCATGACCGTTCCTTTAACACCTACCGTCTCGAACTCTCCTCCGCCAAGGAATGCCCTTCTCTGGTAGATATCCATTGATGACCAGTTGTCCGGCAGCAGTCTGTCAAGATAGTCCTGCACGATGCCCTCACGGTCATCCGACTCCATTGCCTCCTGCTGCATCTTGTACGCTTCCTCTGCCTCCGCACCTTTTAAGAACAGCTCCTCGCCTTCGTTATACAGATGGATTGCCTCTGCCCATATCTGGTCGACACAGTCAAGCTCCCACGGGTGGTGTTTTCCTGTCCCCGGCACATGCACGGGCCAGAATCTTCTGTTTCCTGTCACGTCACGTAAGAATCCGCCCTCGGAGTTGGTGCTTCCAACAATGATGCACTTTCTTGGATGCGACTCTACATTGACTCCGTATGCCTGACGGAACTTATCATCCTGACGGGTAACAAAGGACTTTACTACCTCGACTTCCGTCTTGCGGATGCCGTTCATCTCACTGATCTCAAGTATCCAGTTTCCGAGCAGCTTCTCGGCAGCAGTCTTATCCCTCATATCCGAAATGGATAAGGAATCCGAGAACCACTGCTTTCCAAGGATGGCAAAGAAGGTGGATTTTCCCATTCCCTGCGGACCGTTTAACACAAGGATGGAGTCGAACTTTACTCCAGGCTTATAGATACGTGCTACCGCAGCCACCAGTGTCTTGCGGATGACCGCCCTTGTGTACGGTGAATCTTTTGCACCGAAATAGTCGATGAGTAGTGTATCTATACGCTCCTGTCCGTCCCAGTGAAGCGTTGCGAAATAATCCTTGATTGGATGGTAAAGCCTGTCGGATGACACCACGGCAAGCAGTGCATCCTTAAACTTGGTCGGTGACCAGATTCCATACACCCTCTCGAAATACACCTTTGCATTCGCAAGGTCGGAATCGTTCCATCCGGGTTTTACCTGTTTCCACGGAAGCGGACCGATGACATCAATGGTATCCTTAAACTCGTTGTACACGATGTGCTTGAAATTCTCATCGTTGCGGATGATCAGTGCAATGTTCTGCAGTGTATCCTTGATATTTCCCCTGCGGTCAAGTGCCAGCTTGTTCTGCCAGTCCTCGTCCGGCTCGGTGGAAAATTCCTGTACCGCCAGCTCCTGTCTTTCCCTGGCAAGCGTGTTCTTCACTTCTTCATCTGCAGAAGCAAAGTCCTGCATGGCTTTGAAAGATGGGAGTTTTCCCGGCTCTGTCCCCTCGGCTGCCCTTGCATCCTTGTCCCCGAATTTATGAAGCCTTATCACATCAAACGCATTCATCAGCTTTCCGCAGCATGGGTCTGTGGCATGGTGGCTGTATACGAACAGATCATCATAGACCACGACTCCGGCAGCCGAGTCCGCCGGAATATAATCGTATCTTCCGGGGATTGCCCTTGAATGCCTGTATACATCCGGGATGAATTTGTCGATTGCCTGCGTCACCGTGTATGTGCGGTTGAAAGCTCCGATCAGCCCGTCCTTGGAAAGCGGGTCAGCCTGTTTTTTGATATCCCTCTGCACAACGGATGCCTGACGGTTGCTGACCGGCCATGCTGATACATCATGCCAGTCCTTATAACGGGACAGTACTTCATCGGGATCAACTTCGTTTCCCTCGATCTCCTGAAACACATACTCACCGTCACTGGAGGTGCTCGGCCAGTACATGAGTCTTGATGGTTCATAGGTGGAATCATCGAAAAGCTCGATGCCGATATCCGATGCAAGCATACGGCTGACTGCCCCGTACTCATCAGGTGTCACATCCCTTGTCAGGAATATGACGATACGAAGCCTCGGTTTCTCCGGTGTATGCTTATGTGTGGAATACACCACCATCTTCATGTCAAAAAACATTTCCAGTTCATCGATAATGCCCTGTGTTCCGTAATCCATATCAAGCGTGATGGCGGATCTGGAAATCACGCAGTCCTTCTTCCTTCGTCCGCCCTTCAGCTTTCCAAGGACGAATCCTCCGACATCCTTGATATTGTCCTGCTGTCCTTTCGGCATCTTCCTGTACTGCTCCATTGTTTCCGCAGTATATTTTGTCTTGGACAGACGGCTGACAAAATCTTCATATGTCATATCCGTACAGTTAAACTTTTTGTCCATTCTTGAGTTTCCAATCGATACGAACATCCTTCTTTACCTCCTTCTTTTTACGCTTTTCCTGTTTCATGACCCGTCCGATTGCAATACCTGCGGTCGGATCCGGATACCCTTCCCTGTTGCATCCTCCCATAAGTTCCTCCTAATCTTTCTTGTAAAACGGACTTTCAAATCCAGCAGCCTTAAGCGGAAGCCCCTCACACCAGTCAGGGCATACCGCCATAATTCCATTGACTTCTTCCACCGAGGATGTCCCCTCCGGCACTTCAAGCACCACTTCATCATGGATGTGGCACACGATATCAAATCCCTTCTTCTCCAGACGGAGCATTGCCTCTGCCAGCACATCCCTGGCGGTTGCCTGGACGATATTTTCACAGAATTTTGCACCGTAAGATTCGATCCTTGTCCACTTGCGGTTCGTGCCGATTCCTTCATAGCTGACACTTTCCGAGCCGAAGCGGTTCACGGTCATCCTCGGTCTTACATAGGACAGCACCCTTCCGGACGGCAGTGCGATCTTTAACATCCCGGACTGGTAATATACCGTAACCATTCCGACCTTTGTCATCTTCCGCTCTTTCACGGCTGCCTTTACCGCGCCGTCAATCTCATACCAGTAATTCACGATGTGCGGATTGGCAGTCCGCCATGACTGTACCAGCCCTTTCAGTTCCTCTTCTTCCACAAAATTTAATGCCCCCATGCTGATAAGCGCACCTTCCGCACCGCCATACTGACAGGCAAGTGATGCCACCTTTCCCCTTGCACGGTACGGGCTTCCCTTTGTGATCTCTTCAATTGGGATATGGAACATCTTGGATGCCGTCTGCTCATAAATCTTTCCGGCACCACGGAACTCCTCCATGACCCATCCCTCTCCGGCAAGGTAGCCCATGACCCTCGCCTCGATCGCGGAAAAATCGCTGACGATGAATCTGCATCCGGGTCTTGCCACGAATGCAGTACGGATCAGCTCCGAAAGCACATCCGGTGTGGAATCATACAAAAGCTCCACCAGGTCATATCTGCCTTCCTTTACAAGGGAGCGTGCCAGTTCCAGGTCTTCCATATGGTTCTGCGGAAGGTTATGGATCTGCACGAGTCTGCCGGCCCATCTGCCCGTGCGGTTGGCCCCGTAAAACTGTAATAATCCATGCACCCTGCCATCAGGACATACCGAACGCTCCATTGCTTCGTACTTCTTTACGGATGTTTTTGACATGGCAAGTCTCAGCTTCATCATTTCTGCCACATCCCCCTGTGTGTTCTCTACCAGATCTTCCACGGCAGCCTTGGCAAGGGAATCCACCTCGATGCCCTTTTCATTCAGCCATTCCTTAAGCTGTGATACGCTGTTCGGATTTTCCAGCCCGGATATCTCGTATGCCTTCTTCGTTACCGTCTCCTTATACAGAAGGTCGCATGCCACAGCGTGTCCGATAAGCTCCTGATCCACCATGATGCCCCTGTCATTGATCCTCTGGTCCATGCAGTAGAGTTCCTGCTCCCTGTCCGGTATCGGGAACTTTGTTAGTTTATTCCTGATCTGTTTTTCCACATCCACGTCACGGATGCAGTATGTCTTGAACAGTTCCCACTTCTCCGGTGCATCGGACGGAAGATTCCTTGTCCTTCCACCATTTGCCTTGGTAGGCTTGCACGGCATACAGAAATAGCGGATGAGGTCTTTTCCCTCGGACATCTTTTTCTTATCAAGGTTCAAGGCTTCCCCCACTCCTTCCAGTGACAGCGGAAGTGACAGCATGGATGCCTGTACAAGCGTGCATCTCCATCCTTCCGGTTTTAAGGAAAGACCGAAGAATCGGTTGATACAGTTCCGCTCGAACGCTGCATTATAAGCAGTCTTTATTACGGAATCATCCGTAAGATATTCCATGATCTCATCCGGGATCTTCTCCCCGGATGCCAGGTCAATGATCTGTGTCAGTTCGTCATTCAGACTGTATGCAAACAACAGGATCTCGAACTGCTCCGATGCGGCATACCTGTGTACCCCGCAGTCCGGCAGTGACACATCTGAGTATGTTTCAATATCAATTGCAAGTGTGTCCATGCTTCTGTCCCTCCGCTCTTTTCTTTATTCTGTTGATTCCCGTTCTTGCTGCTTCCACATTGCCGGACTTCATCTGTCCTTTGATGGTGCGGTATGTGTTATACGGGATATATTTTTTTATGCTGTTAAGCTCTTTCATCAGTTCTTCCATGAAAGTACATCTCCTTTATGTATCCGGGCGGTGTATGCCACCGCCCTTCCTATGATCTGCTGCCTTGTCCCTATGCGAGGAAATCGTCCTCCGCATCCACTGCCTCGAATTCATCCTTCGCATTGGCTCTGGAACCGAGAGGCTCTCCGTCCCTTAACTTCTGTACATTTCCGAGTCCGGCAGCAACACCCTTATTTCCGTTGCTGTTGTAAGCGTAAAATGTAATGGATACCCTTCCGTAGCAGCCGGAATATACCTCGCTCTGGTCAAGGATCGGCTGTACCTGTCTGTCCACGATCTGAGGAGCCTGTTTGCTGTTGGCATTTAAGAACATACTGTCTGCATATGCCTCATCCTCCGGTCTGTCGATGTCACCGTCCCTTAACGGTGTCTTCAGGTTTGCCGGGATCTTACCGCCCCACTTGCCTTTTCCTTCATCCTTTGCCACCTCGATTGCCTTCTTGATCTTGGCAATGGTCTCCTTATCATTCTTGTCGATGATGCAGGAGACAGAGTACTTCGGTTCGCTTCCGTTGATGGAATCCGGCTCCCACAGGTGTGCATAGCTGAGTCTGCAAGGTACGATTACTTTGGTTAAATTTGCTGTTGTCATAATTTAGTCCTCCTTAAAATCCGCTTCTGCGGTTGCTGTTTTAACTGCTTCTCTTTTATCTGAATCCGGCACCAGTGTGACCTTGCCGTCAGGCTTGTACACCAGTGAACCAAGGATCTCATTAAATTTCTTTTTGCCCATCAGCCTTTCCATCTCGGTAATGCCGATCAGGCTCTTTTTGAAGATATCCGTGTATCCGGCTTTCTGTGCTGCCTCTGCAACATCTTCTTCATCCGTATATTTACGATTGCTTCTTCCAAGGACTAGTTTGTAGCCCGGCCACTCTTTATGGTTAACTACCGCTTCATTCTGAGCATAGGTGTAAATCTCCTCTGCCCATTTCTTCAGCGCATCTGCCTTGGAAAGGACTTCTGCAATTTCCTCATCCGACATAAGGGTCGGCTCGGCAAATTCCATCTGGGCAAGTTTCAAGTATTCTTCTGCCCTTGCACGGCATGTAAATCTCGCCTTACAGAATCGACAGTGGTCTCCGGCTTTAAACTCTCCCTCTCCGGCAAGCGCCTTTGCTGCTCCCGGTTCAAGGACATCCTTTCCCCATACAAGCAGCTCCTCGGCTGATATCTCCCAAGTGGAAAAATGTTCGATCCTCGGCTGGACGATGGTAAGCTCCACCGTGTCGATCTCATATAAGAAACCGAGCATGTCCAGAACCCCCAGTCCATAGATCATAAGCTGGACATTCTGTTCCGCATCGACCACCACACCCTTGCCAAGCTTCAGATCGATAATATGGATCTTATGGGAATCGGCCACCACCATATCTGCAGTGCCGAAACATCCTTCGATCCTGTGTGCAAGGCTGACCTTCAGTTCCACTCCGATGAATGGTTCATCACAGTCCTTCCTTGCCTGTTCGATCTGGGTGATGTTATATTCCACGTAATCATCCACGGCTTCGAGCAGTTCATCTGAGTAGTAATCGGATACAGGTCTTTTAGTCCTTTTCTTCAGATACTTATTGATGAGGTACTCTGCCATCGCATGTCCGGCACTCCCTTCTGCTGCGAAGGGAGATTCTTCATCCGGGAACTGCTCCTCCAACAGTAACGATGGAGGGCATTCCAGACGTCTTTTACCGGACGATGGGGAGAACCTTGCATGTCCGCCCATTAGAGCACCTGCGCTTTCTCATACAGTTCCGGCAGTTTCTCATCAGGAACGTCTGACAATTTCTGGAATCCGAACTGCTCGATCAGGTTCTTGACTTCCGATGTCTTTCCTGCTCTGGACTTTTCCGCAAGAAATGCACGGACCGTCTTTCTGTCCACTGTTTTCTCCTTCGAGGCAGCTTCATCCTTCGGTGTATCTGCCACAGGAGTTTCCTTCTTTTCTGCCTTCTTCACAGGCTTCTCATCTTTCTTTGGTGTATCTTTCTGTGCTGCGACCATCTTTCTGATTCCGGCAGCGATCTGCTCGTAACCCTCGGCTACCAATAACAATGCTTCGCTCATGGCGTTCTCTCCTTTCAAATGCGTGCCAGCTTCACATCACCTGTATACACATCGATTTTGTTTACGCTGGACTTGTACTTTCCCCAATCCATCAGAATATGGAACGGGTACTCCTTTACTACAGTTGCTCTCTTCTTTTTCTTTCCGGCAGTGACCATAAGGCGGTCACCCGGATATAGTCCGTAACGGACATTGACTGCTGACATGGCGGACCTCCTACTTCAACACCTTCAGATTTCTGATGATGCCCTTGTATCTGGCATCCGCACGTTCATCCACAGGTATGGTCCTGACATTCACGGGATTGAAATCTGTATCATAAAGCCTTACAGGCTTCCTTGTTTCTTTTGCATGGTCGAGTTCAAACTTCATGCCTTCCGTGATGTCGAAACCGAACACATACACCTCATCGCACATATCCATGAGTTCAAGACCCATTGCGATGCCTGTCATTCTCTCATTTGGGATATTGTCATCGAGGAATGATGGGAAATAGAGATGTGGTACGATTGGAACGTCACCTGACATGGCAGTGATCCTTGCGTAGCTCACTGCATTCTTTTTGTTTTCCTCGACTCTGCCCCGATAAGGGCTGCAGATAAAAATTTTCTTTTTCATAATAAAATCATCCTTTCACATTCGGCTCTCATGGCCGTGGGTACTCGTCAATAATGTTCTACAAAGCAAAATCGCGGAGGATGCTGTTCATTACCTCAAGGTCGTCACCCTGAAGTGTTGACTGCAGTTTCTTTAACAGTTCCTGCTGTTTTGGTTTTAGGTAATTGCGACCGACATAATATCCGTCTGCCACTTTTACACCTCCACCGTATCTGCCACGAACTGTTTCGATCGGGTAAGCGAGAGACAGCTCTTCGATATCGTTTTTTATAGTCCGGACTGAAACACCAAATTCAAATGCTAGGTTGTCGATCTTGTCCTGTCTTCTCTGACAGAGGACCTTAAGAATCGCTTCCCTGCGTTCGCTTGGCGTCATGCTTTTCTTTGCCATCTCTCGCTCACCTCCTTCCTGTTCTCTTGCTTTGTGACTAAAGAATAATTTTTAAAGGTGCAGACTTTTTGCACGATTAAAAATAAATTTCAAATATTTTTTAGAAGCACCGAAACTTCATTTTTTTATCCTCACTTACTTATTCTCCTTGCCGTTTCATTTATTTCGCAAAATATAATCAGGCGAATGGAGAATATATAAGGGGGCTTTTTCATCATTAACGGTTTGTTATCAGCAGCATAAAAAATGATCTGCCTAACCAACCTAATAATTTCTGACCGATTTATCTTGATACAAAATTTAAAATAGCCATTCGTGTTTCATAATCTGACGTGTATTTTTATCCTTCTGTGTAATGTAGGAACAACTCACGGTTTCAAAAACGATCTCAAAAAAGGACAAAAAAAATAGCCAGGGCACATTATCACGGGAAACAAGAATTTTCTTATTTCCTCTGATAATCTGCTCTGGCTATGTGGTAACTGCTTATAGCGTTCCTAAGTGCTCAGTCAGCAAATCAATTATTTACTGCATATTTATATGCATTTTTACATCGTGTGTTTGGCACTGCCGTCATGGCATCATAATCCACTAACAGCAATCCTGGACATTTGGGGCATCCTACAGATGCTTTCCCTGAACTTCCTTCATAGGCTATGATTTTTCCTTTGTGACAGATTGGGCATCGAATTGCGCCCTTTATTTTTTCCGTTACTATTGCCACTGTGATCCACCTCCTAGTTGAACGGTAATTCATCATCCGTGCAGGCATTCATGTAAGCGGAGATTATGCTCTTCTGCTCACTGTTGAGATTTACATCTGCTTCATGCCTTTCTATACAGTTAATAAGTTCATTTATATATGGTTCAAGCGACTGTCCCTTTCCAAGCGTTGAGCATATAGGGATCAACCGTCCTTCCTCCATACCGTGTTCATACTCCTGTTCTGGCTGTTCCAGAATGATCTCTGTATATGGAGCTGCACCTTCGTCTTTGGTATTACAGAACAGGTTCATGATATATATCTTACCAAATTCGAGCATATCTCCTTCAAAACAGTCTGCGAATATTCCGACAGGGTCAGTTGTGAAATCTGAATCATAAGAATATTGTTCTAGTTTTGTTTGCCCCATAAAGTCTGGTACAAACAATGGATGCTGCTTTTCTCCACTCTTTACCTTTTCATAATACTCTTTCGGAATACGTTTCCACTCGATATTATGTAGGTCTGTGTCCTTTTTCATTTTATCCAGTACCCTGATAAGCTGGAAAAGATTGTCATTGGAACGTCCAAAATCTCCGCCTACAAGCATGTCTACACTTGTTCCCAGTTTCTGTGCCAGTTTCCATATCAGATCAATACCTGGCATTGATTCGTTATCTGCCTTTGACATCTTGGAAAGATATCCTGTACTGATTCCTATCGAGTTCTCCAACTCTCCAATTTTTATGTTTTTATCTTTTATTAATGTGTTAATGTTGTTCATCAGTCGTGCTCTGTCAAATTCCATGTTGAGACCTCCTATCTATGCAACTATTATATCGTATTTTCATTATATGTCAAGTTATATGCTTTAATATGATTATTCTCCAATTTATTTTACTATATTTGAATTATTTTTCCGTGTGCTCCAACTCTTATCTTTTTTAGAATTATATTCGTCAACCCATTGGTTGACACAGTGTTTATAATAGAAGCACCCCTTTTCGAGGTGCTTATGCTTACAGTGAGATAACACTACTCGGATAACCAATTGTAAAAAGCGTTTTCTGTTTAACTGGTGACTTTGCAAAATCTAATCCCAGCTGTTTAATTCTAATCTTTGCTGACTCTGATGATACATTAAAAATTTCTGCCACTTCTGCTGCCAGCATTTCCAACTCAAATCCCGGAAACTCTTCTCTGAGTCTTTTTCTTAATTCTTTATCACCACAGACCTGTCTCATTGCAGTTCTCGGCATAAGGATTGCTGCACTGAAATATTTAGCCTGATGTTCAAGCCAGTCATGATCTGAACATAACTGCTTGCGCCCATTGCTCTGCGCTGCTTCCCCGCCTTCTATGTCTGTTTTTCTACAGGCAGTTGATGTCTGTTCCAAATTATCGAACAGGACCAGCTGATTCGGGTCTCTGTAAAAATACGACTGCTGATAAATCCAGTGTCCTGATTCGTGCCCCATCGTTGAACGGAAGCGGTGCTCGTCCGTCAGCAATGTGTTATCGATCATGACCGTTCCCCTTCCGGCAAATATATATTCTGCACGTTTTGCATCTGCATCATATACCGGAACCTTGTTGCTGTCATTGAAGACCATTCTTCCAAGAATGAGTCCGCAATGAGTCAGATTATTATACTCTGGTGTCAATCCCAGATAGAACTCTGCGAATTCCTCAATATTAACTTCTTTAGGATTGTTCAGTACATCCGGATCAAAATCTCGGATGAACATTTCTGCATCTGATTCAATATCCTCATGGGATAAAATGGGAACACCATTACTTCTGCATCTAAACTGTGGTTCATACATAGGCTGCTACTACCCCTTTCGAGCTCTTAATTCGTCAAGAAGTACCTGCCACTCTGCCTCCCCTGCTCCTGTTTCTTTAGATAATCTCAGTGCCTCAAGCACATAAGGATTTGATGCATAATCGACACAATCCTGTGGTATTAACACATCATTCGATGTTCTTGCTTCCGCTGCCATATCATAAAGTGTATAAGTCTGGGTTTCAGATAACATGAGGAATTTTGCCAGTTTCTCAATTCTCTCATTTGTCAGGGTACTTTTTCTACCCTTCTCCACTTCACTTAGGAATTGTGGAGATACTTCGATTGCTTTTGCTGTTTCTCTTAGTGATTTTCTTTTCTCTTTTCGTATCGTTTCAATATACTTTCCAAAACTTACCTTTTCGTTCTCATTCAT